AACTTTTCATAATACTATTTATCTATTCTGCGATGCGAGAGAAGTTTTTATGTTTCTCAAAACGAATCACATTCTCAAACTTGTCATATAATACATCACCTTTATGACTAATAATAAATGCATTAGTCTTCTCTGTCAAGGTGTTTAGAAGTTTTAAGAAATCATCTGTTCCATTAGTGTCAAGTGAACTATCAAAAACTTCGTCTAATATCAATAGATTAGTGTTCACTGAGTTCTTCATACGTGCAACAGCTCTCCAAGTGAATAGTAATGATAAGTCAATCCTCATCTTTTCACCCTGTGAGAAGTTATCGTATTTGAATACATCCCTGAACCTAGACTTGATAGTTTCTTCAAATGATTCGTTTAATTCAAAACCAACATAGAATTCTAATTGTGCAAGATACTTGTTAATCAGTTTGTTCATGATTGGAACGTACTGTTTGATAATCTTTTGTCTTACACCTTGATCACGTAGAAGTGTCACTGCAATATCATGATAGTGTTTCTGTTCTACTAAATTCTCTTTCTTTCTGTGTAGGATGTCTAAAGAATCTTCTTCAGTTTCTATTTCATCTTGTACATTATTGTTCCCTGTTTGTTCTTCCTCAAGTTTAGTGATCTCTCCTTGAATCTTCTTAATAAATTTTTGGTTTGAAACCACTTCCGATTGAAGAAGTCCGATATCCTTTTGTACCTTTTCGATACTATCCTGTACCTGTGAGATTTCGTCGAGTCTTGATTGTGCTGAATTAATCGTCTCCTCGATTGATGCAATTGCATGGTTGATCTCATCTGCCTTCGCCTTGCGTTCTGCAATGTGTTTCTCCTTGTGTTCTTGATCTAACCCCTGTTTACACGTTGGACAGTCATCATTTTCCTCATAGAATTCGACATCTTTAATTGCCTTTCTACGAGCCTCTTGCAACTGTCTCTCCAATTCTGTTGCTTGTTTGAGTCTATCGCCTTGAGGGTCTTTATCCTTGATGGTGGATTTTTTCTCCACCACATCTTTCGTCTTTTCATCCACTTCTCCTAAAAGTTTATCGATGTTATTTTGTGTTTCATCAACGGTGGATTCATACTGTTTGATTTTCTTTTCACGATTTTCACGAAGTGCATTGAGTTGATTATTAAGTCCGTTGATACGTTCTTCTAATATTTCAATTTCATGATTATTGTCATTCACTTCAATCTTGTGGTCAGAAATCTTTTTCTTTAGTATGTCAGACATAGTTGTAAAGATAGAGATATCCAACAAGTCTTCTACAAGTTTACGTCTTTCAACTGCCTTTAACTGCATGAAAGGTGTAAAGTTTGCAGAACCTAGTATTGCGACTTGAGTAAAGGAACGGTAACTCATTTTGAGTACGTTCTTTTCTAGGTGTTCTTGATAGTCTCTCATGGTTGCATCTTGATTGATAAGTACATCATTCATGTACAATTCAAACTTATTTGGTTTCGCACCACGGAGTACTTTGTATCGTTTCTTACCAATATCAAACTCAACCTCAACTACAAGGTCACGTCCATTGATAGAATTGATAAGAAGGTCTTTCTTGAGATTACGGAACCCTTTACCATAGAGTCCAAAACAAAGTGCATCTAATAGGGTAGACTTCCCTGCACCATTCTCTCCCAAGATTAATGTTGTTTGATGTGAGTCTAGTTGTATTTCAGTAAACTTGTTACCTGAGCTCAGTAAATTTTTGTATCTTACTTTTCGAAAATTTATCATAGATAGTTATGTTCATCAAGGGCTTCATTATATAATGAGGTCATCAAATCTGTAAGAGGTTTTTTCTTCCCTTGAATGTCGAGACCTTCTATGTACTTTGTGAGGATGGTTAGAGTGTCTTCAACGTCACCCATATCTTCATCATCCATAAAGTCCATGTGTTTATTATCGTCAACAACTGAAACATGAAGAGGACTTACTGCATGTATTTTGTCTAAGAATGTATCAAACCAATAAGGATTGTCTTTATTGACAACTACAATCTTAGTAAACTTACCAGTGTATTTTGAGTAATCTGCATTTGATATTGTTTCAAATGTTTCCTTTGTATCATCATAGAATGCCTTTTCAAACATTGTAATAGGATTGTGTACAGGAAGTAGATCACGTGTTTCAGTATCAAAGATATGAAAGTGTTTACCATCACCATAGTCAGACCAAGTGAATTGCATCTGAGACCCTAGGTATCTGATATTTGCGAATTCAGATTTTTGATGGAAGTGTCCACTTAAAACTTTCTCGAATCGTTTTACATAAGAATGGTCAAGTCCATGTTGACACGTCATGCCTGGCATCATCAATGCACCTTCAAATTCGAAGTGTCCCATACACCATTCTGCATTTGCGTTCATTAAGAATTCAACTGAGTCTGCATAGTTCTCAGGATTAATCCATGGAACCAGTGCAACATTAAACCCATCAAAATCCTTTACAATAGGTTCAGAAATAACGTTAACGTTTGGTTGATTGTATAACAACAACTCAGGTGCATTAACATCATTGGTATTCTTATAATAGGTGTCATGGTTACCTAGAATCAAATCCATAGTAATCCCACGTTCATTCATAGGTTCTATAAAGTGATCTAGATTTGCCTTCATAGATGCAAAGTTAATATACTTTCTTCTATCAAAGTAATCTCCTAGGTGGACAATGTGTTTAATATCATGTTCATCCAAATATGGAAAGAACACTTCATTATAAAAACGACCTTGATATTTGGCCATTTCAATCATGTCACCTCTGACACCACAATGGGTATCGTTCAGTATCGCAAATTTCATTCTGTAAATTTATCTAATGTTGATGTTTTCTTTTTGTTTGTTCGTTTTGATTTCCTTGGTTCGTATTCAACACGATTCATGTTCTCTTGCATCCACTCTACGTTGGTATTGGTTAAACTTGGGTCATAGACTCCATCAATCGTTTCGAAAGCATCCATGGTCACATTCGTTGCATCAATCGCCTGTTGTTTTATGAATACCTGTTTCTTCTCCTTTTGAATTCGTCTTAGGAATGCATAATAACAGATTTGAGTGACGTATGCGAATGCATTATTTGATTTTTCTTGATTAAAGTTACCAATATACTGAATACAATTTTCAATTGCATCACAGATCATTTCATCCCTGTAAGTATAATTGATAAAGTTTGGACGTGTAGATAGTCGAGTTGCGATCTTATAGATACACTCTCCTATGTACTCGGTCATCCTTGGTGGGGTTTTCCCCTTTGATTCTGCGAGTTTAACCGCTTGATTAAAATCGGAGACTGCTTGAGTGAACTCTTTGTTGTTAACATAGTGTTCTGCCTTTTTAGGGTCTTTTTTAGTAGTCATACGTATATAATACACGAAAACCCCTGATTCTACAAGGGGGTTTTATATATTTATTAAACAGTGAAATTTACAGACACACCACATCCACATGATGCAGTTTCTTTAGGATTTATAAATTTAAAAAAGGAATTGAGTCCTTCTATTACAAAGTCTAGTGTCATACCTTCTATATATGGTACACTATCTTGGTCGATTAGTATAGAGAATTTTCCATAATCTACGATGGTATCATGTGCATCAGGAACCATAGAGCTATCAAAGATGTATTCAAAACCAGCACAACCCCCACCAGTAACACCAACTCTGATGTGGTTAAATCCATCCCTTTGTTGCAACGATAGGATTTGAGTAATCGCCTCATTTGTAACTTCTATCATAGTCCGTTTTCAGGATAGAGATTATGTTTCCTATGTGCAGTCTTTTGTTCCCAGTCCTCTATTGCTTTATGGATACTTTCCTCTGCAAGGACTGAACAGTGAATCTTAATAGGTGGTAAATCTAATGCATCTGCAATGTCTTTATCTTTAACTAGTTTTGCTTCTTCTATTGTTTTACCTTTTAACATATCCACAAACATAGAAGAACTTGCGATTGCAGAACCACATCCGTATGTTTTAAATACAACATCCTCGATTCTGTCATCGATATCTAGTTTTAATTGAAGTCGCATTACGTCTCCACATGCAGGAGCACCAGCCATTCCAGTTGCGACATTGGGGTCGTTGGGGTCAAATCTCCCAACGTTGAATGATTTAGGATTGTTCGTTACTTGTTCGAACCTCTCCAATACCTCTTTCGAATAGGGCATATTCTATCTTCTCCAGTCGTTCTAACAACTCTTTGAACCCATCAAATTCACAAAGACCTATAGGAGGATGAGAATCCTTCTCTAAGGTTTCTATTCTTTGTATAATTTTCTGTAGTTCATCCACTCTATATTTATATAAAAAAAATTAAAAAAGTCCCTTGTACATTCATAAAAATATGATATACTAATTATGTCCCACAGGGGATGCTTATATAAAGAGATTATCCTGCATAGGATGGGGATAGTAACCAAAAGATTCCTAACATCCCACCAAACATCGTCAACTGTATTAACGTTGGTATGACGACGAAATACATGAGTGGGTCAGGTTTTCCACTGCGAAAGAAGTCTGTCCTTTCCCACTCTTTAACCTCTTCAGGTGATGCATCTCTAGGTTTATTTAGAGGTAGAGATAACTGTGACATCAGTCAGATTTTTTTGGACACCTGTTTCTGATCATATACTCTGATGACTTTCTAAGTTCTTTCTTAGATAGTTTACCATCTTTGTTTTTGTCAGCATGCTTAAAAAGCCCAGGCTTAACGACACAACCCATTTGTGATAATTCACTAGGGACGACGAACCCATCTGAATCTAAGTCAAATTTTCTCATTCTCCAGTCATCTGCGTATGCATTTGTTACAAACCCAAGAGTAACTATAAGTGCAAAAATTTGTTTTTTCATTTGTTCTCCTAAACGATAGGTGCAATGGCGAATGTGCAAGTCACGAATACTAAAACGAGAGTCACTAGTTCAAGTGCCTCTAAAAAGTCAGCTTCAGTAGTACCACGAATTCCATGCTCGGCATCACGTACTAATTTTTTGACCAATTCAGTCATATTGTTTTATTAACTCCATTGATAATGTGATATAACTGCACGTTATACACGTGGATATTTATAAAACTTTTATTTCTAACAGATATATTTTTGAAAATTATTTTATGGACAAACTTTGTATGATTTATAGAAAGTATATGCGCCTGTGATTATAGGCAACATCATTAGAGTTGCAAGTAAAAAAATTTCCATTAGTGGATTTTCTTCTTGTCTTTAGGTGGTCTTGCAGAAAAGAAATCTTCGTATTCGTCACGTTCCAAATCCAGTTCCTCTTGCATAGCCTCTAACCATTCTAGGTCTGCTTCTTCAGGATGTCTTTGCATGTCCATCATTCTTTTTACCAAGTCATCTAATTGTGACCTGACATCTACTTGGTCACCGATTGGTAAATTATTATCTAGTGGAATAGTTCCAGTCTCTACCATGTTCAACCACTTAGATGATGCGTTGTCATAGAATGGAACTATTTGTTTATTAAGTGTGTTCCTATGTAAGATCATATCATCAGGTATTGTCACCGTAGTGTCTGATGATAAAGGTGAGTAAGGATAGAAGGTTGCAATAGTTCTACCTTTCATAGTTGCAGAGAGGTGACACATCATAGGTAATGTGACCTCGGTCTGACCTTCCAATCGTCTAGTCATACCCATAATCTCTTGACCTGTGTCAAGTCTGATTACTTCGTATTGATTAGGTACCAAATGTAAATCCTTAGGACTAGCCATCTTTTAAATCGAACTCTTGTATTTCATACGGAAAATTTTCCTCGTTGTATATATTTATTCGATCTTTAAGGTGGTTAAGTGTATAATTTTCGTTTTGTAGATCATCTGATATATCAAACAATCTCATTTTATCTTTACCTTCCGTTTTACGCAATCCTCTACCAATAGACTGTAGGTTTCTGATACGTGACTTGGATGGTGATGCGAATACAATGTTGTCGATTCGTTTGATATTAACTCCTGTAGAGAAAGTTCCGTATGATGCTAGTATGACACTATTCTTAGACTTCTCAACAATCTCTCTAACCTTTTCTCTACTTTCAGTATCAGTTCCACCATACACATAGTGTAAGTCTTGTACTCTGCCATCTAACATGGGATATAAGACTTCACCATGTTTCTCTACATATTGAAACAACACTAGTGTGTTGCCCTTTAGGGATGCAACTAAATTAGTAATGAACTGATTACGTCCTTGATGACTTACGAGATAATCCATCTCTTCTTGATATGTCATCTTCTTCTGTTTAGTATGACGAAGTATGACACAATCTATATTAATATTTGCAATCGTACCTTCTTCCATGAGTTGGTATGACGATATTACTTTTTTAACTGGCCCGAATAATCCTTCGAGTTGTAATCTATGAACTTCACTTCCATCAAGTGTACCTGTAGTACCTATACGGAAACCAGTGGAAGACATCTTCTCTAGTATACTCTTCAGTGTTTGTGCTTTGAATAAGTGTGCTTCGTCTCCGATGACTACATCGAATGACTGTAATGTTTCTTTAGGTGCTTTAGAAAAACTCTGCCATGTGGTAATGGTAATAGGTGCATCAAACACTTCTTGTCCATGATATATCTTACAGACCTTTTCTTTGTATCCATAGTCTTCGAAGTCTTTACTCATCTGTTCTACTAGAGACGTTGTAGGAACGATTATAACGGTCTTACAGTTAGGTAAGGACATTTCCCCTTCAAACCACCTACACAACATATAAATGATTAGAGATTTACCACTTGCAGTTGGTGATAGTAGAAGTTGTCTACCATATTGCACTGCAGTTTTAAATGCATCTATTTGATAATCACGTGGTTCAAAGGGAAGACCCAAGCCTGGAATTAGGTCATCACCGTTAATAAAGAAATCAACATCCTCATCTGTAAGGAGTGTCTTTTCACCTATAACATCTTCAATACCACCAAACTCAAATCCACGTTCTCTACAGAACTCATCAACGTATGGTAATAGTCCGATATAAATCTTTTTAGTCTTCAGAGAGAAGAGTCTGACTTTACCATCCCAAAATTTATTTCGATAGGAAGGCATGAACTTTGCATTAGGTACAGTAAAGGAAAAGAAGTCATACAAATCACGTGCAAGTGAATCGTCGCAATTGACTTGCATGAAGACTTCATCAACTTTACGTACAGTAACTTTTTCCATTAGATGTATGGTTTACCGACTAACCATCCTACTAGTGATATCCTTGTACCTCTTATAACTGGTGTTACTTGATGGTGTACAAAGGAAGGGAATACAATTAGACTACCTTTCTCTTGTGCAGAGAATGGAGCTCTTCTTTTTATATCTTCGATTCTAATGATATCTTCATTGTGTCTAAGATTATCAAAAGTGTGTTGTGGTTCTAACCACTCAAAATGACCACCCTCATATTCATCAGGATGGGATAATTGTAATGTGAAACTGAGTTTTCTTTGACTACCATTCTTATATGCATCTGAACCTGCATCTGTATGCCATGTATAGAAGTCTCCTGTAACTGGTGCATCAGGTCTATGTTTATATACAGTGTATTGTAATGGTTCTAAGTAATCATATTCCCACGATGACCAATTGTTTCTTCGTGCAACTTCACCTACACCTTCGTGTATTTTTTCAAGTAGGTCTTTGGATAATGGTTGTCTTTCATCAAACCATTTAACTTCAGATTGTCTGATTTCACTTCTTACATTGAAGTCCTCATCCAATTGATCAGGGTCACCTTCTGCAAAACCAACTCTACCCTTTTCCCATGGTAATGAATCTGACTGTCTGTGTATCTCTTGAACTTCAGTATCAGAAAAAAACTCTGAAATATAACAACAATAACTTTCTAATAACATTACATACCACTCATAAATTTACGCCACTCAATAGTGTTCTTAATTGTTTGATGTCTCCATGTGATATTATCCATACATCTTTTTATGAAATCAATCTTCTCTTGGAGGTAATCCAGTTGTGTTCTTATCTTCATTATGTCAGGGTCTGCATCTAAAAAGATATTGATATCGTTCTTCATGATTTTAAGACCATCGAATGGGTCATCTGACCATCCTAGTTGTTTGATACGATCACCGTCCATTTTACCGTTAAACCACAGCCATTTGTCTTTTAAGAGCAGTTTATACTCCAACTGTTTACCTTTATAGGAAACAATGCTGTCAGTTAATAATTCGGAGTATTTAGCGTGTAGTTTGGGAACTTCTAATGATGATTTGTCGAGTTCAATATCATCAATCTCACAGTCTTTAGACCATTCTAATTTCAATTCATCTAATGTCATAATAATCCAATAGTAGTATTTTCTACTATTATACCATATTTATGGGGATTTTACGAGGTGTTTTTTATCTCGTAGTATGAAAATCTAAATGATACGTTACAGGTTACTGCCTCTGACTCTGCCCCTGATTGCAATTCAATACCACTGATTGATATTGGGAATGCATCATGGAATCTAATAAATCTATTTGGAACGTTTTTGTTAGTGTTCATTACTAGTGTAATGTCTGAATACTGATTCATATCATTATCTACTGCACTGTAAGTACCTGAACCTGTTTTAACTGAATCTACATATGCCTCATACGATGAGGGGTCTGATACAGGAACAATCGCATCCATCCAATCAAAGATTTCTTTAAAGTTTTCTAAATCTTCATCCACTAAGAACGTACAGTCTAGTGTCTCAAATGACACTTTATCGCCTGGGAAGAATGCATCCAAACCAATTCCTGTTGCAGACGTTGTTTCAGTAAATGATAAGCCTGGGATATTGCAAGACTGTATATAGTATTCCACTGTAGGAACTTTATCTATAAGAAGTCTAAAATTATTCTTATTCAGAATTGATTTGTTTATTGTTGTTTCAGCCATTTAGTTTGATAATCCTTTTAGACGTTTTAGTGTCATAGTAATCTCCGTTACGATACTCTCTCTGAACTGTCTCTTCGCAAAGATATCCATCTCTAACGTATCGTGTAGCGATAGTCCTACTAATTACATCTGTCGTTTCGACTCCATCAGGGAATGCACTTTTTTCCCATGGGCCTTCTAACACTTTCACTGTTTTTGCATATTCACTCATATTGTATACCTATAAAAATTGTTACTTTATATTTAGGTAAAAAAAAGGGTCTCAAAGAGACCCTTTTTAAAGTTCTTAAACTTTGGTTTACAGAATGTTTGAAACTGCGAACTTTCTGTAGTAGAAGTTTGAACCATCAGATGCAAGACCATTTGCAGGTGTTGAACCTACGAATGGGTTAGATACCATTCCGTATCTTGTTTTGAATCCGATTTTTGGTTGGAATGTATTCTCACCAACGGCACGAACCATTTGTAATGGAACGTATGGGCAATAGAATAGACCAGCATCGTAAGGGTTAGACCCTCTGTAACCAACTGTTAAGTAGTCAACACCAGCATAAGGGTCGATGTAGACTTTAACTCTACCGTTAAGAACACCAGCAAAAGTATTACCAGTGTCATCAACGTTTAAGTTAGTTGACAATGCAGGAGCGTAATCTAATACACCTGCCATTGAAAGAGCAGACGCTACGTCTGAAGAACAAAGGATAAAGTTACCTTTACCTCTTCTTGATTCTTTAGCGATCACGTTTGATTCTCTTTCGATTTGGAATAACAATCCTTTGAACTTCTCTACTGACCATCTACCGTTTGCATCTACGTCAAGGTTGAAAGTACCTGCAGATGCTGTTAAAGCAGCACCTGTTTTAGCTTGAAGATTAACTTCTCTAACAACTTCTCTGTTGATTTCTGCAAGGATTTCTGATGATAGAATGTTTGCAAGTTCTGATTCTGCGTCAAGACCGTGGATTGCTTTTAAGTCTTGTGCAAGTTCGAGTGTGTACTCGGCTTTTAATGCTCTGGATTTTGCAGTAACAGTTGCCTTTTCAATTGTGAAAGACATTTCGTTAAATGCGTTAGATGATGAATCACCTAAAGCTTCTGCAGTTGCAGTTGACATTCCGCCTACTGTATCAGTTGCATATCCACCTGCGAATGGGTCGCCTGATGGGTCAGCGTCAACACCTGCTGAACTGTTAGGGCCGTTTGTAGCGGAGTTTCCAGTTCTAGGTTCGTTGATACCTAATGCTTCTGATTGTGCTTCTCTAGCACCTGAAGGATAGTCATTATATCTAGCCTTCATTGCGAAAATTAACCCTGTTGGGCCTGTCATTGGTTGAACACCACAAATGTCGTAAGCAACGAGATTTGGCATAGCTCTACGTACTAATGAGATCAAAATTGGATCCCAGTTAGAAATTGCAGAACTACCAGTAGCATTTAAAGGTGCAGCTTCTTCAAGAGTAACTCTGTCTTCGTTAAGAGCTTTCTCTTGGTTTTCAAGAATAACTGCAGTAACAGCACGCTTGTAGTTATCTTCGATCTTAGGAAGATCGGAGTGTTCTAGAATCGGTTGCCACTTTTCTTGTAAGTTTTCTGATAAAAACATTTTAAGTTTTCCCCTTTAAATTAACCTAATGGTTTTAGTTTTGATAATGCAGAAGTATACTTAGACATTGTTGGGTCAAGAACTGGTTCTTTATCTTCTGATAATTCACCTGTTCCTTCTTCAACAACAGTTTCTTCTGCAATTGTCTCACCTTCAACTGGGAAGTATGCTTCTTTCAACTCTGAAACTTTCTCTTGGAAATCTTCAATGTCTTGGAAGTCTACACCATTTGATAGTGAAACCATCTTCTCTGTTTGTGATTCAGTTAAGTCTTTGCAGGCTTCTCTGATCACGTTACTTCTCTTGAGTGAATCTAACTCTTCAGTGACTTCCATATTCTTGGACACTTCACTGTCAAGTTTAGCTTCCATCTCGTCGAGACGATTTGCGAGTTCATCAATAACGTCATACTTGTCTTCAGGTACATCAACGTAGTGCTCTACGAATAATGTTTTAAGACCTTCGATAAAGTTTTCGGTCATTTCTGATCTCAAACCTCTTTCGATTGCAAGTTCGTTTTCTTTCGTCCACTCTTCTGCACAATAAGTCATGTACTTGTCCACCGCTTCTGCGAGGTCTGACTTGACTTCTTCTGTCGAGGTTTTTAATTGTTCTTTGAATTGTTCTTCAAGTTCTGTCTTGATTTCAGATACTTTAGAAGACACTGCAGCTTTGAAGATTGTTTTAGCCTTTTCAGTATTTTCTTCTGATAAGTCTAATGCTTCAGAGATAGCTGATAGGTCGTCATCTATTTCCATCTCAACCAACTCAGATTCGAGTTCAGCAGATGTTTCTTCATCTACTTTTTCTTCCTCGTCATCTTCGTCTTCGACTTCGTCTTCATCTGATTCCATTTCAGACATAACTTTTTTAACATCCTCATCGTCTTTCTTTTTCATAAGTTCAACGATGCTTCGAGCGATTTCTGCCTTTGTTAAGGACTCGTCAACTTCCTCTTCGTCATCTTTGACTTTAGAGTACATTGCCTGAAGTTTTTCTTTATCCATACCCTTCATTGCGTTGACCATTGCCTTAATTGTTTCCATCTTAGATGGTGAGTCCTTCTCAGAATCTTCGCCCTCTGAAACTTTTTTCAATTTAGGTTGTGCATCAGGTTTACCCTCACCTTTTTGTTGAGCGTCACCACTTACTTCTTTAGTTTTTTCAGCGGACTTCACAGATGCAACTGCTTTGTCAACAGGATTTTCTTCAGGTTTGACGACTTCACCTTTACCACTTTCAATTGAAGCGGCGTCAGATGAACCTTGTTTTACAGGCGCTTTGTCACCCTTTTCTGCCTTTGAATCAGGTTGTTGACCTTCTTCAATAGCCTCAACAGTTTCTTCAACTGTTTCTAGGTTTTTATCTAACTCTGCCATTTGTTTCTCCTGTTTGAGTTTTTCCTTTTTTATTTATATGTTAAAGGTTTTTAACAAACCTTTTCCATGCATTTAATTTAACTTCTTCCAACTTATTGAGCTTAGCAGACCTGAATTCATCTCTAATTGACTCAATTTCAACTGCTTTGAGGATACCACCTTCCATAACCCATTCTACACCTTCCATAATACCTTCTACGAAGGCCTCAGGAGCAGAAGGGTCTGCGACGATATCACCTGCAGTTGCAAGTTGGAAATCACTTTTAACGTATTGTGCGTTTCCCTTTTGTTCTAGTGAACCTAGACCTCTAGAAGAAACACCCAACTTTGCACCATCATCGATAAGATTTTTAACAATATTACCATTTGGTGTACTTAAAATCTTTGCACGTCCCACATAGTTATCACCATCTTCTTCTAATTTAGTGATCATGTGCGACACTTTGTCAAGATTAATCGTAGGGCCGTCAGGATGTCCCAACTCACCGAATGCACGATCTTTCTCAACGAATTCTTTTACATAACGTTTTACCTCTTTCTGCATTACTTCTTTAGGGTAAACACGTCCATTTCTGTTCTTAATTTCTGACTGCATGAAGACACCTTCGATGAAGTAATCTTTCTTACCATCTTCGTTTTGTTCGATGATTACAGGTTGTACACCGTAATCATTAAATTCTGATATTAATTTCATCTAGTAAATCTCCAGTTTTAATTCCGTCATACGACATTTGTAACATGATTTTTTTCATGTCTTTTGTTTCTTTTTCTGCCGTTTTCATGTCTTTATAAGGGTTACCTCCAGTGAAATCATCACCGTTCAGGTAGACATGTATCTTACCCTTTTTGTCTTGGGTATAGACTATCTCTATCTTCTTCCCACCGACTTTTTCTATATCTCTCTTAACCTCTTTTTCACCTCTAGGTGCCTTGAACTTTGCTTCGTTCAATTCTTTAGATATAGATGCGAAAGTTTTCATTCGGAATCGTCACCTTCAGTTGTTGGATTGTCCATCCAGTCTACTTGTTTCTCAACTCGTTTCATGTCAACAGCGTCAGCAGCCTTCTGTTTGATACCATCAAAGGCAGCTTCTTTTGCATCGTTCCATTGACCTTTTTCGATATGGTCTACAACTTTTCTTGCATTATCACTCATTTATTAAAATCCTCCGAAATCATCGTCGTCTTCGTCACCACCCTCTGCCTTTTCGGTCTCGATTTGTTTGTCGAGGACTGCGATTTCGTCTTCTGTTTGTCTGAGAATATACTTACGTATATACTCATGACTATAATATTTACCAACGTATTCTTGAGCCTGACTCAACGTATCAAGTCTTTCTCTTATGATTTCTGCATCCTTCAACTCTGTAAAGTGGTTGTCAGTTGCGAAATCAAACTGCATGAAGTCTTTGATACCATCAAACTCTTCTGCAGAGACTACATCCTTCAATACAAGTTGTGTTCTTAATACATCTATGAACACTCTTGCAAATTTCTTTTGAAGTCTATTAGTAAACTTATTAAACTTCAATTCGTCTCTAGAAATCTCAGATGCACGACCCATGTTAAAACCATTGTCTGCTTCTAATCTAGTTCTAGGGACATTCAGTGATTGATATAGTTTCTTCTTGAAGTATTCTATATCTTCAATCTCTGATAAATTCTGTCCGCCTGGAAGTGTACTTATCTCTGTACCTCTTCCACCTTCTCTACGTGGTAACCAAAAATCCTCTAACATCGACATGTGTTTGCGATCATCCTTGATCTCACCAGTATCTGCATTATAAACAAGTTTGTTTCTGTACTTGTTCATAACATCGGCAAGATACTGTTCTGCCTTTGCCTTTGGAAGGTTACCTACATCAATGTAGAAAATCCTTCTTTCAGGTGCTCTTGATATTCTATAGATAACAAGTGCATCCTCCATCATTGATAACTGATTTGCAGTCTTCAATGCTTTGTGAAGGTATCCGATTACAACATTCTTAGTGTAATCTAAAAGACCTGAGGTTGTATATGTAACTGCCTCAGGTGCAATTTTTAAGGTAGCACCTTCTGTACCACCTGTCTTATCAAAACCTTTATCATTAAAAACGTAGAACTCTTCTACCTTCTTAATCTTTTCAATACCCTTTCTATCTTTTTCTTTCTCTACGTTACGTACCTTTTTAATTTTTAAAGGGTCAATGATACGTAAATCTACAATACCAGCCTTTTGACGATTAGAATTCACTACCTTATGCAGATAAATTCTACCGTCAACGTACCACTTTCTGAAAATTTCATGAGAGTTCTGATTGAACTTCATTAAAGATAGGATGTATGCAAACTCGTCTTGTATCTTAGTCTTGATACTATCAGAGAGTTTAACATCTCTGAGATCGAGTGAAACAATCCTATCTGCCGAATCAGATGTGATACACTCATTTATAATGTCTTCGATTGCAGAATCACACTCAGGTATTAACGACACTTCACGATATCTTCGAATGAGTTCTGCCTCATTCTTGATACCACCTTCCATGTCGACATACGAACCATACGCACCACCAGTGATAAATCCGCCTGGCTGTGACTGTATGACTGGTGTTCCGTCATCGTCTACAGGTGGAACAAACGAAGGCCCTTTGACCTCCGTTGCCCTTAACTCGTCTTTTTTACGAGTTATTTCAAACCCAAATAATTCCATACTGATATTTATAACACCCTAAAAAGGGTATTCTTCACTGTTTTTAGACTACTCTGTCCCAGTGAGAGAATTCAAAATCAACTGTGAACTCTTCTAATGCATCGACTGATTCGTATGAAAGTTCGATTGCACCAATGTTAGAAGGGAACATGTTAAAGAATTCGTATCTCGCCAGTACTGAGTCGTCTTTATTAAGTTGTTCTACAAATGCACGTGATAATAAGTAATCTGTGTCAGTTGCACCTTCACCACTATCTAATGCTTGAATCTCTTGTTGCCAACCTTCTAAGGCTGTTCTTGCAGAGAATTCTACATCATTAATGATAGTAACACTCCATGGTTCGAAGGTTCTGTCCCCTGCGAGTTTAAGAATGTGACCTCTAAAGTTTACAGGTACCACTCCAACTGTTGCAGGTGGAATTTGTGCAGCTTTACACAGGAATTCGATCTTATTACCAGCACGTGGTAAGAACACTCTAAATCGGTTAGCACGTGGGCCTCCACCGATCAATTGTGCTTTAAATTGGTCTATTGTTGCCATTTATCTAATCTCCTTAAACTGCACCGTATACTTCTTCAAACTCAACACCTGAACGTGTTGCGACGAAGTTTAATGTTACAAAGTTAATTGACTTAGCAGGTTTGATGAAGATTGAACAAACAAATTCGTTTCTATCGATAACTGAATCTGTGTTGTTTGTTTCATCACAAACTACTGAGAAGTCTACCAAACCTCTTCTATTCTTCACATCTCTTAGGAAAGGTTCTACTGCACTTCTAAACTGAGCTCTTGTGAATGCATCATTGAATTCAAAGAGTTGTGCTTGAGCGGCAGTTGCGATTGCTTTCTCCAATACGATGAAGAGTCTTCTGACGTTAATTCTGTCGAATGCACTTGTTGTTGACAATCCTGTTTTATCACCGAAGAGAACTGTACCTTGTCCTGCGAAAGTAACCACTGGGTTAACTCTTGCACGATAAAGGTCATCTCTAGATGATTTTCTTGGATTGAAAGCAAGTTTTGTAATACCTAAGTATTGTCCTCTTGAGAAACCTGCAGGTGAGTACCATGGGTCTCTTAACAAGTCAGATCGTGCCATAATCCCTGCAGTATGGGGGTTTGCAGGTATGTAACAATATCTGTCATTGAATCTATCGTACTGATAAACCCAAGTTGAATCGAATACAACGTATGATGAACTTGTTGCAGTATCTACTGTTGCAATAACGTTTTTCAATCTGTTATTTTCAGATGTAGGTGCAAAGTGATTTGCTTCACTGTTTGCAGTACCCAAAACGTCTTTCTTCATTGGTGATGCAACAAGGATACAATCCTTTCTTGTTTCACAAAGTTGAATACCTTGGTTGATGATAGTTGTCCAATCTGCTAAACTATCACCGTTGTCTGTTCTAGTTGAACCTACGATCAAGAACGAGATGTCAGATGCAGATGCATCTTCAAAATGATCTTGCCATGCACCGTAGATAGTCCCAGCAGTTGGTTCTGTACCATCTGAACCTGAACTCAATGATGAGTTATTTACTGCAGAAGGTCTTCCGAATGCTGTTGTAGCTGACTGTACATGTGTTCTATGTTCGTTAACTGTAGTGTGAGTTGATGTTGTATGCGCTGTCCAATAAACCCACTGTGAATCTCTTTCGATTACATCTCTGTAATAATTAGAGTTTCCATTTGAATCTTTTGAGTCAGATGCAAGGGATACAAAAGGATACGATTCCAATACTGTGTTAGCAGTACCTGAAATTGTTCCATCCTCATCGACAACCACTACGTGTATTTCGTCGTCTGAACCACCTGCTGATAATGCAGATGCAGACTTTGCTGGAGCTTTGTTGAAAATGTTGTAGAACTCCCAATACCTATTGACGTTAGTCGCCGCAGAAACAGCAACTGTAAGTCCTGTTCCAGTAGGTTGTCCTATTGCTTCGATAGTTAATGAATCTGTTGCGATTGCAGTAATACGGTACTGTGTATTATGACCTACTTGGTCAAATTCAATGATATCTCTAACATTGAAAGAAGCACCTTCTCCTGCACCAACAGAAATTGATGTGTTACCTTCAGCCTCATTTCCTGCAACTGCACCTACACCTGCGTTGAAATACGCATTTGCAGATGGACATACTGAAACTTTAAGTGAATTACCTAAAGCACCAGCAAATCTTGCAGTCCATTGACCTGTAGTCCCACTCAATGCACCATCTCTGGCAATATTTTGGTAGTCTGTATCATTTTTGATAAGTTGAGTCCCACCACTTGAGTTAGAGTTATACAACCCTGAGTTGTTTAATCTGATAACTCGTAGTGCTGAACCATATTTCAGGAACGATTCTGCTGAATAGAAGTCTTCTGCTGAAGCATCTGTATTTGCAGGTTCGTAGAAAATGTCGACTAAACTTTTCGCATCTGAAACTGTTACTACTTCATCAACAGGGCCCCATTGAAATGTACCAGCAAATCCTCCAACCGTGGAAGAAACTGCAGGTACAACATTTGTAAGGTCTATCTCTGAGACCTGTACGCCTGGTGATACTTGAAATGCCATACTTTTTCTCCTGTTAATGTAAAAAGTTTTCTTACTGTTTTATTTATAAGTTTATTACTTTTAACGTTACTATTATGTGTCTGTAAACCATCTATCTCCATTCACATCTACAAATGAATTACTAGATTCATCCTCTTGATGGAAGAAGCCTGGGGGTAACAGATCATCTTCAATTAGTTTTTGTTGTTCTGAGTACAATAAATCCTTTACTGCACGATCAGTTAGAAATGTAAATTGTTCTGTTGTTACAAACCAACTGAATAAAACTAAATTCATCACTGTGTCATCATTATAACCTCTATCTGCCTCATAACTATTACCCTTAATAACAAATGTCATTAATTCTGTAATAGTTGCTCTATCACATAGAAGTAATCTGTTTTCTTCTAAAAGTTCTTTGAGTGTAGAACACCCAATTCTTTTTATACGTCTGTTCATCGTTATACCAATATCAGACGCCTTTTGAAGACCCTGTGCAAATACGTTAGGGTATTCAATGTCAAAATGCAACTGTGTTGCAACCGTAGAACCTTCTGCATTGTTTTCTATAATAACTAATGCTTCATTATACGGTCTTACGTATTTATTAATTATGTCAGGTAACAAGAGCGATGAAATCATATTATCTCTATATGTTAACACCTGTCTGAACGGTTTCGCAGATACATCGACTACGGTGAACGTAGAATAGTCCATACCACGTCCTGAGGACACGTCTACTGTACAGACATAGTTATGCTCAGGTTGAGGTAACTCATAGACTTTTACACCGTCTTTACCCCACTCATGGTCTCTTGCTCGCATTCCTAAGAGCGTATCTGCGTTGATAAGGGTTGCACCTGTCCCTAAGAAACTATTACCGTATTCCTGTTCAAATTGCGCCTCAGAGGTATTTGCAATGGTCATCTTCTTCCATTCTTCATCTCTGCCTGGCACATCGTACCAATTAATTGTAAAATGTTTATACTCTGATTGTCCGTGAACTGCAGATTCATATATCTTATGGAACATATTACCCACACCATTTGCAGTAGATGTAATAATAACCTTTGAGTCTTTACCTGAGGTTACCACTGGATATGTTGCAGTATAGAACTCTTCTGCACCTTCTACGAATGCAAACTCATCGAGATATAGTAAGTTGATTGACATACCACGAATCGAACTAGAAGATGTTGCGGCTGCGACTACTTTAGAATCATTACCAAATTCTATCGAACCTTTGTTAAGAATCTTAACTCCAGGCTGCAGAAAGAATGGAACAGACTCTAACATAGTAACGAGACGTGCAATCATCTCCCTTGCAATTGCACCTTTGTTTGCAAGTATAGCAACTGTAACTTCAGGATTGAACAACAAATACCATAATAGATATGCACAAGATGTAATTGATTTACCACTCTGACGTGATGCGAGAACAACATTAAATCTGTTTGAATTATAATGATTGATTAATTTTTCTTGATATCCACGAAGTTCAAAAGGAACTAAACCTTCGTCAAGTGATATAATTTGAGTGTAAGATTGAATGAAATAACAAGGGTCTTTAGTACACTTCAAGTACTCTTTTAATTCTTCTTCGGTATACTGGTGGTTGATGCCAGAACGTTTGATTAAGTTATTACCGAGATAACCCTCATTCTTAGGTTGTACCATTAGTCTTTATTCTTTTTCAGAAACTTCTGCAAGTCAGATGTTGACCCCACATATAGATGATTGTGTTGTGTCTTTGGTGCATCTTCACCTTCTAGTTTCTTTAATTTACTTTGTAGATCAATAAGTTTTTCTGCAGTCTCACCCACTGTTTTAATTAATTGTCCTGCAACTTCGTATGCACGTGGATGTTCCGTTTCTTTGGATAGTTCTAAGATACCATCGATTGCATCTTGTCCTCTCTCTACGAGATTATAAAGATTCTCTCTGGCATATTTGTAATCTGTTTCAATATTCTCTGTTCTTGCAGGAAGTTTGACTAAGTCTGTCTTTTCCTTAATATCAGAACTAATATCTAACAGATCATTGAGTTGTTGATCTACTTTGTCTGTCATAATTAAACTGCATCACTATCTATGTCTTCTTGGAATGTAGATGGTGCGCCATCATCATAAAATGTTACCGTCTCTGCGACAACAAATGTATCTGTTGGGTCAACCGAACCTACAAACTTCAATGTAGTGTCTGCATCTAGTGTCACTGCATTACTCACTACCATTGATAATCTATCTGTTGCAATCGATGTAATAGTTGGATTCGTTGATAAGTTTGTTCCAAAAACTTCATCTGATGCACTTATCTTACTATTTATTGCACTTGAAAAAGTAATAGTTGTTGAGTTAGAAACTGCGTTAGATACTTCTGCAAATGCAGGTTCATAGTGTTTAACTTCTTTTACTAGACCTGATGAACTGATTTGTGACGTTGTAAATAACCCTGTTGCACTATTGATATAATCTCTTTCAATAACATTTGTAATAATCTTACCAGTACTTACAGGGCCGAAGAAGTATATCTTCATTGTAAAGTCTAGTGTATATTCAATAACTCTTCTCTCTTCGAATGTCCCTTCGTACTGATCATCCATACTTACTGAATTTAAAACAATAGGAACATCCCTAGTGTCAGACATATCATCGATCATTTTCATAGTGACCGTGTATTCAGGTTGAAAGTATGGTAGAATTTGTTCTACAATTTGTAATGCATCTATAGCATTCTTTGCAAGAACACTTAGTGAGAAGTTTAGATTATATGGTGCAGGTTGATATTGAAACCCTCTATTAACTCCATCAGATTCTAGTGTTGATTTACCATGTCTGATAATTTTGTTTTGTTGTCTAGTTGCATCATATTCAAAACCTGCTAGTTGAAATGCCATACGTGGAAGAGAGATTGCAGTCCTGTTACCATCAGAAAGATTAGGTTCTTCTGCAAGTCTCTGTAAAAACTTCTGTTTAGGGCCGTATGAAATAGGTACCAATTGTTCTGTTAAAACAGTACCATCTGATTTTGTTTTCTTAACTTTGATGTTATTAAAGAGAGTACCGAATATAGAAATTGATCTTTTGATAGTCTCATTATAAAAATATGTACCAAACATTACGGTTCTCCAAATGGATTCGTTTCACTAAAGTCTAAGTAAGATGTGTCTTTATCTTCAAACTCTTTGTTCTGTGCGTTAGGGTCATTACTCATAGTCATGATATCTGTAATTGTTAAGATGTCGTATGATGCACCATTGTCTGCACCTACAAGTGTGTCTCCAACTTGTAGTGTTCTAGTGTTATCTTTGATTGTAAGTTTTCTAGTAGATGCAACCCACGATACAACTTCACCTACTACGACACTATTAAGTGTAACATTTTCATTTGCGTAGTATGTTCCAGTTCCTGTTGCATCCATTGTAAGTTCAATTGAATATGCTTGTTGATCTTCAACAAGATCAATGAATGTGTTACCAGTATCGAAATCTTCTCCACTATATTCAAACAATTCACATTGAAGTTTAAACACAAACAGTTTACCAACTTGATAGAAAGGATTTTCGTGTTCTACAAACTTGATTTCAAATAATGAACCTGACATAGGAAAATAGATTAGATCACCTTCATTTGGTCTGAGTGACGTTGCAAGGTTACTATCTAAGGAAATGAACCTTTCCCATGAACGTAAAGATAAAACAAACGTGGCTTGGTCTCTTACTTGTACACCAAACTTACTGAAAAGGTCTCCTTCTCCTTCGAAACCTTCTGTGTTTTCAATATACATTTCAACACTGTATGCATCTCCATAGATTGATTGAATGTCCTCTCCTAGTATAGAGTCCTCTTCGACTACTTCTCTAGGTAAGTAGAAACATTCGTGTCCATAGAATCGTAATGATTCAACAACTAAATCTTCGTAAAGATGTTGTTCAGTTTGGACTGCATGGTTAAAATATACATTAGTTGGCATAATTATCCTATCATATCCATCACAGGCATTTCATAATTTAATCTTGATTCTTCTTCCAGTCTCTGTATCTCCTCTTGCGCTTCTTGTTTCATTTGTGAACCGTCAAGTGTCACACCGCCAGGCAGTGGTATACCTTGGAACTTAGAAAGGTTTTCTCCCCATTGATACTTAACTAATGCAGTTGCATATCGTTTCAACCACATATCATTATAGATATCTGTAAAGTCTGAGGGGTCTAATTTACGATAACATTCTATGATTAAATACTCATCATCATTGATTGCATCTAAATCCATATCTAGATATAATCTATTCATGTGAGTGTTATATCTAATTGGTGTTCTACCGACAAGTATATGATCTAACATATTGATGTGTTGTTGTACTTGTTCGTAATATAAAATATTTGTTGACGTTAAATCCCATAAATCATTCAATCTTAATTGATACCTAAGATCAAACATATTCATATTGTGTTTATCATTAAATGGGAATATGTTAATCACTGCAAGAACATGTTCAGGTAACACGATGTAATTCTTTTGATGTTCTGACACTTCATTAGTGTAATCGTGTGTACCAGCAGGTGTTGCAGTGAATGACTCATTAGTCTTCATTGCAGTTTTCTTGGTGTTAGTAATCTGATGTTTTAGATACGTTTTGATTGAACCATCATAGTGATACTCTCTGAAATATTGGAGTGCTTCATCAATTCTATCGTCGAATTGATCGTCATCAACGTTTATTTCGAGTACAGGCGCACCAAGCCTTCTCTTGATATACTCTTTTAGTGCTGATTTGCTATTTGGTTCTGACATAGTAGTATTCCATTAATTAAATGTGTTACTACTATTTATGCGAATTTTAATCTTGGAAGTAAGTTCTCGACTGTAATCTGTCTATCTTTTCGTCTATTCGTTCTATCGTACTCATCATTCTTTGGAAGTCTGCTTCTATCTCTTCCCTTGTTACATACTCTTTTGCAATCTCTTCTCTTGTTTTATTAAGAAGTATATCGATTCTTTTCTGCTCTGCGAGAACAGACCTCACTAAAAATCCAAGTGGGAAAACGACAGCCGTGATGAATACGTGCCACAAAAATTCAGGGTTTACAGTTACTTCCATACATACTATTTAGAAGATTGGGTTCCCCTCTGAGTCTATTTCAAATAGAAATTCATCAGGGTCGTGGTCAAAATTACTACAATTACTTCCATCAGGATGATGGTATTTTACTTCCATATTAAATGAGATACTATAACGATCTTTGTTACTCATGTTAGGTTCAACCATGTGCATCAAACCACTTGGGAACAGAATTAACCTTCCACTTCTTGGTTCGATATTATGACTCATTCTAAACCTAGGTGAATTAGGATGGTCAGAAACCACCTTTGTGTCTTTATCTATTAATGAAATGCATCCTTCATCACCCTCTGCATGAACGTAAAATACACCACTATACCAACAACCATTATGTAAGTGTGGAGCATTCCATGCAGAAAAATCGTTAATATTAGCCCATGAGTTACCTATATTTACTGTACACTTAGTTTGGTCTATACGATGAAACGGTAAAACCTCATCTTTAAATTGTTGTTCTATCTTTCTCATCAATTGACTAAGTGCAGGATTTGATTCACAACCATCTACTGATTGCCATCCTGTATATTGGTTAGATACTTGTCTACCAGCAGGGTCTCTCTTTCTCATACCATCCATTGCATCTCTGCACATTTTAAGATAGTCTTCAGTGACACCTCTACGTTGATCTAGTTCAGGGTCTAATAAATCCTTCTCAAATACAAAGTTTGGAAATAATAATCTAACTGCCATTATCTAAATCTAACTCCAATTGATTTTCTGTTTCTTCACTTACAACTTTATGAAAAGGACATTCAGGTGGTGGTGATTCTTCTTTATAAAACTTACCCTTCGGTTGCCAGTATTCACCTTTTCTATATGCACCCATTTGTAATGATACATTTCTTTCTTCATCACTCAACCCCTTATGTCGACCCCACTCATCCATAGATTTTGCATATTTACCATCTAAGTGAGTTGTCACACTAGAACGATTCTCTTGAAATGTTTGATGGTCGAACTGCATGTACGATGCATTCCATTCTTCTCTTTTGAAAGGTACAACCTGACATAGTGGTGTACCTTCCTTAATGGTAAATGATTTCTGTACCTTTGGATAAAATATGATTTGTGCATTATCCATGTTACTGTTAAATGTATCAGTATCAATAATTCCTTGCCATGTTGCAAAGTATTGATTCTGAAATAAGAAGGGGTCTAAGTAGAAACATGAATAGCCTGGAGGTGTAACAATGTTCCAAGGGTTTCTCATTTTGAATGCATCATTGACAGGGCCATGAGTACCCATGTATTCAAATGCATTTCCCATTTGTGTATGATTATGTGAAGGTGATGCATAACCATCGTTCTTATCTTTAGTATAGAACTCTGTTGAATCGGAATCTGTTCCTACACCACAGTTAACTTCCATATCTCTATTTGCAACGAGATACCATCCCATCTTTAACCAGTCATCCATTGCAGGACAGGCACGTACTGTTGTTATACGTTTTCCATGTACATCCATACCAACCTTGAGGGTTTTCCACCACTCAGGTTGAACCGTTTTCGCAAGAACTGGTCTAAAGTTCTTAACCGTGTCCGTATCGTATGAATGGAATTCTATCGTCGGCACTGTACTTCGTCCTCCTGTCTGTTAATTTAACCTCGTCTCCTCTGATTACTATGGAACGTCTATCCATGTATCTTGCACTTTCATTTGGTGCATCTGCACCATGAGGTATTCTACCATCAAATAAAACTAAACGATTTGGTACAAATTCCACTTCTGCAATTTGATGGTTTTTAATATGTTCGTTTCTTCCTTGAAGACCCTGTTGTGGTGAATCATAAATTCTTAATGTACCACCCCATTTAGGGTTCCAAAATCTGTTATAATAATATAAAAAAGATAAGTTCCAATCATCATGATCATCACAATCTGAGTGTGTAGTTCCATGACATCCATGTGTTTGAGAATTTAAACCTGCATACTGAAATCTAACCCACTCAAATTCAAAATCTGTTTGAAGTTTTCTATTAAACCAAATCGGAACGACTGCATCTAAACGATCAATATCTCCTTCAAGATTGTCCCCACGAAGAAAACTTGCACCCCAAAAAGAATGCATGGGTAATCCTGTAGGATTGTCTCCACCGACTTGATTGGTTTTAGACCAAATTGATGTTCTAGTAAATAGGTTGTCTATGTGGTGATGAAGTTCATCACTTAAATAATTATCTATTACATAAACTTTATCTAAAGGCAACTCGCAAATTTTAAAAGGTTCGTCTAAGTAGACGACCTCTAATTGATCATCATCCTGTTTGACCATTTCCCTGCGTTTCCATATAAGAGTCAGGAGCAAGTAACGGTGTTGGTATAACAACACAGTAGTCATCTACTTCCTTTAAGAAATCCTCTCTAGTGTTATTAATTTCATCTTCGATTTGTACATAACAACACCACACTGCATCAGCATATTCTGCAACTCTTCTGGCCGCTGACCTTCTAGGATGTGAAGACCCTTCTCTACCTGCAAAAACAACTTCAATCAAATCATCAAAACCGTATCTATGCACAACCTCTTTAATGAATTCATGACAAATATTATTGATTTCTTGTTTGTGTTGTTGATTTAAATTAAAACCGATAGGTGGTTCAGAGTTTTCAATGTATAGTTCAATCGCATCCTTTTCTTCATCTGTTAAGGGAAGTGCATCTTGTTTTTCAAAATCTACACCATCTTTCCATTTTACAATCTTAATTTCTAAGTCTGCGTACACTAACATTTCATAATCAAAACCCAAGTCAGGTGCATCGCAATTGTCAAAACTGTATCTCAAACCATTAGGTTTAGTGATTTGTAGATTACCGTCTTCTGTAAATATTAATTCACTTTTCATTTATTAAATACCTCTTTCATATTATAACCTGTCATTGACTTTTTGTCAAGCAAGTACTCTCCATTTTTTATAGATGTCTAAATTATTTATGTGGTCACAATCCATACCTTCTACCCAAGGGCCTCCCCTAGTATAATGGATACCACTGAAATCCCACTTAACATCAGGGTCATCATATCCTTCTACAAATATGTATTTCTCAGGAATCTTACTGATCTTATCAGTCCATTCAAACTGATGGAGTTGTTTACCTGTCCAAGTGTTCACTGTTTCAGGTGTAAGTTTTTTACAATCTTCATGACCATTATTAAATATCATCATACTAGACCATAATTTTTTTGGATAGTCTATGTTCACTTCTCCGTTAAACTTAGTTTCATCATGTTTATATTGAGGATACTGAATACATGCAACTGCATCATCAGGATGTAGATAATAGAACATAGGTAATAAAGTTTTTTCAAAAATAAAATCATCATCTATGAAAATACTAAAACCCTCGTAATTTTCTAAGTAAGGAATTAAAAACCTACTGTATGTAAACTCTGTTGATTGATTTGCATACTCTCTAGTATATTCAGGTATCTTTGATACATCTAATAGTTTTATTTCAGGTTCGTATCTTATTTCATTAATTAAATGTCCTGCACCTGTATCTTTAAAAATACTTTGTTCAATAGAAATTTTAGATACTTCTGCGAGGTTACCATGTCTACTATCGTAACCAATGTAAATGTTTAATGGTTTACCTTTACTTAAACTATGAACCTTTTTATTCCAATTGTAAATTTTTGGTCTGAACTCTTGCACATTCATCAGGTTACTGTTATATTCTAATGCACCCTGTATCAGTGTGAATGACACATTATAGTGTCCACCCATACCCATTCTTTGTCCAAGGTCTTCTCGTAGACTTAATTTGGTTTTCCAATACTCCATGAAATCTTCGAATCCAATGGGTTCTTGATCGATGGTGTCGTATGCATCTGTAATACACAATTCCATATCAGGGTCACCCATCTCTTCAAAACAACCTGAACGTATAGAGCCTGGATGAATTCTTAGTTGATATCTACTATCTTTAACTAATTCTATTACTTGTCCTTGTATAGGTGCCCAAAGACCATCTTCTTGTATACTGTGTATTAACCAATGTGCCTTTGCACTATGGTAATACATTGAGTTTAAAGATTCTAAATCTCGTTTGGATAATGCATATTCTTGTTCATTGACATGATCTCTTAAATCAATATACTCACCATTTGTATCGACTGTATCCATACCTGCAATTTGATTTTCATGATTGGGACGAGGTTTTTCAGTCCATCCTACTGGTAAGAATTTATGATAACATGGTGATTCGTTTTTTAGTCCATTGAACAAAGACCACTTTTCTCTTTTTCGTTCTTTCTCAAAATCTCCCCATTTAAAAATTTTTATAGGGGGTATAATTTCTTCAAAAACATATTTAAGAATTGCGTATGTTTCTTTATCCTTGTATTCTTGATCTAATTGAAGTGACCCAAAATGATAATAGGTATCTTTCCAGTCAGTTTTACCTGCTAGTTCTTCTTTTGCTTGGGATACGGATTCTATTTTAATAAAATTACTCATAATATAAACTGTGATTTATTAGTATTTAGTTACTATGTAATCGGTGTTGCTGGCCACTGTTGTGACAATACACCATCCCATCTTGCGACAGGAGTTCTACCTTGTCTAGCATACGTTGCAGGTTGTCTGTTCTGATATGTGAAAGGTGTTTGACCTTGTCTCGCATACGTACTAGGTTGTCTGTTTTGATATGTGAACGGTGTCTGCGAGTTCGAAGGATTTCTATATGTAAACGGCGACCTGTGATTATATGTAGAAGGTTGTCTTGCGTTTGCAATATAAGGATACGGTTGTTGTGCATCCCTAATGTTAGGTTCCTGTGCATTCTTAATAGTAGGTTGTTGTCCATTTCTAATGTTAGGTTCTTGTGCATTCCTAATATTAGGTTCTTGTGCATTTACTGGATTTCTATATGTAAATGGTGACCTATAGTTATATGTAAACGGTTGTCTTGCATTTGCACGATATGGAACCCTATATGTAAATGGCACTCTATATGTAAAAGGTTGTCTCGCATTCGCAATATAAGGAACACGATATGTGAAAGGTGACTGATAAGTCACAGGTTGTTGTGCGTTAGCAGGGTACCTTGCACTGTATGTGAAAGGAGACTGATAAGTTACAGGCTGTTGAGCATTCGCAGGATATCTTGCGTTGTAAGTAAACGGTGCTTGGCTGTTGACCGTGGCACGAGCCTGACCTTGCATCGATTGTCTGTGGAAACCTGTTGCCATCTTACTTAATTCCTCTCATTATTTCGTACTAATATTATGAACCATTAAACTATTTGCAAAGAAGTTATGATGTGGACTGTCTACACCAAAGTGATAAACCATCTCTTCATCTGCTTCTTCTATAGATTCAATAATTGACTCTGATAAATTTTGTTTTAAAATTGCATTGTTGATGTCTTTAATTGCATCACCGATCTGCAATTCTCCGTTGACTTCTTTCATGTCATCGGCATGTCCTAATTCTACTTCTTTATTCCAATCTTCTAAATTAATAACCTTCCATCCCTGATCTTCAACATAGAATGGATGACCACCTGTTACTTTTAACCACCCACCGTCTGTAAGTTGTAGTTTATAAACTTTACACTCTCTTGGTTCCATGACATTTGATACACTTACTCTTTCCAGTTCGTTACTTTCTAGATTAAGTGAATACACCACATCACCCACTTGGATGTTTTCTATAGGTGTCATTGAAGTGTCACCCATCCAAACTTGTGTTCCAGCAGCGAAACATCCTCCTCCACCGTAGAAGTAAACTGCTAAGAAACGGAAAGGATATGTATACGGTTGTTGCGAAGAACTAGGTTGTCTTGCGTTTGCAATATAAGGCACCCTATATGTAAACGGTGATCTAAATGCAACTGGTTGTCTTGCGTTAGCAATATAAGGTACTCGATATGTGAAAGGAGACCTAAATGCAACTGGTTGTCTTGCGTTTGCAGGATATCTAGCATTATACGTAAATGGTGTTTGACCGTTTGCAGGATATCTAGCATTTGCAGGATATCTAGCATCATACGTAAATGGTGTTTGTCCGTTTCTTATATTAGGTTGTTGTGCATTTACAGGGTTTCTATATGTAAATGGAGACCTATGGTTATAGGTAAACGGTGATCTGTGTTGATACGTAAATGGTGACCTATGTTGATACGTAAATGGTGACCTATGTTGATACGTAAATGGTGATCGACCTGTTGCCTGATACGTGAAAGGTGTTTGTGCGTTCCTTATATTAGGTTCTTGTGCATTTACTGGATTCTGATATTCTGCAGGTTGTCTTGCGTTTGCAATGTAAGGTGTTTGTGCGTTTGCAATGTAAGGATAAGGTTGTTGTGCGTTAGCAATATAAGGCGTCTGACTGTTTGCAATGTAAGGATAAGGATTTTGAGTTGCTTCTTGACCTGATGCATTATTCCACCCTGTAGGTGTCTTAATATAAATCTGATCAACTGCTTTCCATGCTGTGGGAGTCTTTACCCATGCACCCCTAGTTGCATTCCAACCTGTAGGTGTTTTTACGCTTTGATTACCTGATGCCATTTACCTTTAATCCTCTAAAATATACTCCTATTTATTAGGAGTATAAAATCCACAAATCACCAACTGCACCATCTGAAGAAGTTGGAGCAGAGGTTGATTGATACACATTCCTTGCAACACCACCACTGTTATTTGCGTAGTTTGTAGTAATTTGTGTAAATTCTACGTTTGATGATGTTGATACTGCCTGACCGATTGCAACTTCACCTGAACTGATTGAAACACCAGTTCCTGCAGTGATATGAGCTCTTACTTCAGCAGCACTTGGCCCTGTGTATGTAATTGTTCCACCACTGTATGCAAGTGAACCATCTCCACCAGCGTCAGTTACAGTAATTGCAGCTCTCGCTCTTGTATCAGTATAATACAAGTTGGATGACCCTTCTGAAACATCGTCTGTATCATGGTTTGACACATCTGAAACTGTTCCAGTTACATTACCAGTTAGGTTACCTTCGAATGTTCCTGCAACAAAAGTTTCTGAACCTACTGTCCATTTGTCATTTGTTTCGTCCCAAAGAAGTGTCTTAGCAGTAGAACCACCTCTAGTGACACTAATACCTGTATCTTCTGTAGGTGAACCTGAAGTGAAGTTACTGTTTAATGCAATGATATTATCTGCAAGGTTAATTGTTTCTGAGTTTACAGTTGTTGTAGTTCCTGAAACTGTTAAGTCACCTGAGACTGTTAGTGAATCATTAACTGCAACTACACCTGTTCCGTTTGCAGTAAGAACTAGGTTTGTATCTGCACTTCTTGACTCAATTGCATCTACATCAATTGAGTTTGAAAATGAGATTGCATTTCCATCTGATGAAGCAACGTTTGAACCTGCCTGTACTGAGATCGGCCCTTTTAATTGGATACTACCTGAACCTGTTGGGTCTAATTCAACGTCACCTGAACCTGATGTTTGGACACTAACATTTTGGTTCGCATCAGCAGAAACAACGATTGTTCCTGAACTATCTGATACTACTTGTTGACCGTTAACATATAATGACCCTGGCCCGACATACACATCTCTCCAAGTATATGAAGATGAACCTAAGTCGTATGTGTTGTCTGCACTTGGTACGATATGACCTGTTACGTCTGAATCTGCAGTAAGTGTTATACCTGCGAATGAAGGTTTATCTGAAGTTCCAACTGCCTGACCGATACTAACTTCACCTGAACTGATTCCAACACCAGTTCCAGCAGTGATATGTGCCTGTACTTCTGATGCACTAGGCCCTGTGTAAGTGAGTACACCTGTACTGTTATCGTATGCAAGTGAACCATCTCCACCTGAATCTGTTACTGAAATCTTTCCTCTGATAGCAGCGTCAGTAATTGATAAATCAACTGCACCGTCTCCTGCATCATCGTAAGATGCAGTAATGTTAGTATGTGAACCGTTAGTTACTAACTGAGCACCAACGATATCTTGAATTTCTTCTTCAGTTTTACCAGTTGATGAGATTGTGATAGTGTCGTTTGTATCATCATAAGTTACAGTTGTTGAACCTGAACCTTGAATGATACCACCAATCTTATCTGCAATTGCTTCGTCTAAAGCAGTTCCTACTGCACTTGCAGTGATACTACCTGAACTATCAATGACTTCGGTTGTACCAACCGTAAGTCCGTTCTTGATTATGAAATTCTTTTCTCCTGCCATTAGATACTACCTCCATCAATTTGCACGTTTGCAAGTGTTTTTGATGCAGAACTATCGGCGAGATGCGTGTCTACTCTTGAAGTAGAAAAATACAAATTACTTGACCCTTCTGAAAGGTTGTCGGTGTCTAAGTCTGAGATTGCAGCTGCTTGTAATTTACCTGAACTGTTAATAATTTCCGTAGACCCAACTGTCAAACCGTATTCGATAACAAATGTGTTTTTAGTTGCCATTTTTCGTGTGTCCTATGTCAAAATGTGGGTTATTATACTTTTATTTATGAAAGTATGACGTTCAATCAAACATCTATTTCAATTTTTTTATATTTAAATACAGTTGAATTGGTTGAAGCAGGTGAAATTTTTAGTTTCACATTACCACTTTCAATTGCAACTGAGAATGTAGCGAGTTCCGTAGTTCCTCCTGCAAGTACGGTACCAAACTGAGAGAAGAATGCATTACTTCCATCATGTAATACATGTATCTCAGTCATCTGATATTCAGATGCAGTAGAATCGGATATCGATATAGTATATTTAACAGATCGATACGTTGAAGCGGAGAAAGAATCTAAATCGGTTTCTGATGTCGAGGTAGTTGTTGCAGTTCCTGAAGTTAATCCTGTTCCTGCATCCTGAAATGATAGTGTACCACTACCATTGGTTGTGAGAACTTGACCATTTGTTCCATCTGTTGTTGGATATGCAATGTTTGAACCAGTGATACTATTCGTTACATTAAGTGTCGTTGCAGTCAAATCTCCTACTTCTAAGGCTGCTTTTGCGTATCCTGTTCCTGAAGTGTTGACTGTTGTAGTTGGTTCAACCTCTAAACCATCGAATAGTTTCCAAGTAGAATCTGATGCATCTCTGAATAAACCTGTGTATTCACTTGCACCTCCATCTGATAAACCATCATCATAATTACCATACAAACCAATGTCAAGTGTGTCAGAACTCGTATTTGCATTTGCGAGTTCAAGCATTGAGTCTGCGACTGATGTAGTTGTTGAGTTAACTGTAATTGTTGTTCCATTTACAGTGAGGTTGCCTGCAATCGTAGTGTTACCATCGACAATCAAATCACCATTTGTAGAAAGCCCAATATCCGATAATAATTTTTGTTTTGTCGCCATAGTACTATTTATACTTTTTTAAAAGTACAGATAAAAAGAAGGGGACGTAGTGTCCCCCTCTAAAGATTGCTTACTGTTAATTAAGCGTCAACTACAATCCTATCGAATTGGATAACTGTAGAAGATGAAGATGCTGGTGTTACCAACAATCTTACATCACTTCCGTCGATATCTGCATCGAAAGTTGCAAGTGAACTAGACTTCAGTGTACCATATTGAGTCATTGTTACACTACTACCATCGTGGACAAGCATAACTTCTGTTGAATGGAAGTCACTACCTTGTGACATAGCGACGATATAACGTGCAGCTCTGAAATCTGTCTTTGCAAAGGTGTCGAGACTAAACTCAGTTGTAGAGGTTCTTGTTGAATTACCTCTCTTTGAGTTTTTATCTCTTGTTTTCTTTGCAGTAACGATTTCATCATTTGACGTATCGTATGAGAATACACGAATTAACTCAGCAATTTTAAAAGCATTTGTCTTAGCCATTTCTTATATCCTCCTATGACATCCTAATTTGGAATGTATCCACTGTTGTATTAGTGTTAACAGGTGTAATGAGAAGTCTCATATTACCTGAATTAACGTCTGAACTCAATGAGAACAATGATGCGTTTGAATATGTATCACCGTATTGTACGAAGTACGCATTCGACCCATCATTGATCAATAACACTTCTGCGGCATGTGTTCCTGCACTCGCATGAGTGGCAGTAATCACATACTTCACAGCCTTGTTTGCAACTGCATTAGATGATAAAACTTGATCAGATGTTGTTGCAGTGAAAGTATTTGCAGTAAAGAAACCTTGAACTAAGTTCGCAGCCTCTGTGATTGCAACTACTTCTACAACGTCACCTGAAATGGCGTTCTCAGTAAGTGTAATAACTGTACTACTTGTTGCAGTATAGTCAGAACCTGAGACTAACTTAACACCGTTAATATACACTTGTTCTGTTCCTGAGGAATATGAAAGTGTATTACTATTATCATCTGCACCTGTAATTGAAGTACCAGTTGATGTAATAGAGTAGGTAAAAGTTACAACCCCTGAAGACGGTTGAGCGGCGAAACTTATTGTTCCACTACCATCTGTCTGTAGGACTTGACCTGAAGTACCATCTGAAGTTGGGAAAGAGTACGCATCGTTAACAGTAAGAGTTGCAGGATTTGACCCTACTTCAACAATTGAAGCAGAACCATCATCCTTCTCAGTATAGACTCTACCGTGATAGGTATTAATACCTATCTCACCTAATGATAAATCACTAGTTGATGGTACAGAATTCTGAGTTGAACTCCTCTTGAATTGAATTACTGTTGCCATTTGCTACTCCTGTTATAGACTAAGTGTTATTAAAATGTTCCACCGTCGATAGCAGTAATGCTTACAGCTCCTGAACTCACTGTAAAGTTATTTGAATCGTAAGAAGCAATACCTTTTGCAGATGTTGTTGCATCGTCGATAGCAACATCACCTGAAGTTACAGTGAAATATGAACCTGAGAATGAAGCAATACCTTTATTTGAGTCTGTTGCATCCTCACCTGCGATAGTGATAGCACCATCTGCATTAGTGATGTCAACACCTTCTCCAGCTGTTAAAGCTGCAAGTTCCATGTCTCCGTTAGAGCCATTACCAATCATCAATTGACCTGCTGTTGGAGCAGCGCCGTCTAATGATGTGATTGAACCTGAAAGTGCAAGACCTGATGCCTCTAAACCACCAAATACTGCGTTACCGACTGAACCTGAGAATACTGATGAAGAGTCAGTTGCATCTTGGATGAACTTAAACTTACCATCTGAATCGTCCATACCAAAGAAACCAACTTTAGCAGCTGAACCATTGTGCCACTTAAATTTGATACCTCTGTCTAGGTTGTCATCTGATGCATCATCACCGATTTCAAATACAGGGTCTGCAACTGAAGTAGTTGTAGAGTTTACAGTTGTAGTTGTACCATTAACAGTTAAGTTTCCTGAAACTGTTAAGTTACCTGAAGCAGCGATATTAGTTGATGTAATATCGTCTGATGTCAGTGTACCGTCTACTTGAACATTGTTAAATTGAACGTTGTCAGATGTACCAACTGACTGACCAATTGCAAATGTAACTGCTTGGTTAGCGGCAGATGTTGTTACACCTGTTCCACCTGTGAAAGTGATTGATTGTGAATCTAAATCGATTGCACCAGTACCACTGTCAGCAGCGACATCTAAGTCTTGAGCTGTTACTTGAGAGTCAACGTATGCTTTAACTGATTGTTGTGAAGGAACTTTGACATCTGAATCAGAAGACATGTCATCTTCGTCAACAAAGAAGTCAATCATACCGAGTTCAACAGCGCTGTTTGCGATTGTTACAGCACCTGCTGAATCCATTGTTACATCACCACTGATTGCTACGTTATCAAATGAATCTGAACCGTCATGGACAAGAATGTGTCCTGATGCAGGGCTAGAAATATCTGAGTCTGTTGCGCCAGCAAGTGTTGAAGTAGTAGATAGGAATGAAAGTGAACCACTTCCGTCTGTTCCTAGTACTTGGTTTGCACTACCATCAGCTGAAGGTAATGTAAACGTTACATTAGAAGCTACTGAATCAGGAGCTTTAAGTGCTACATAGTTTACACCATTGTCAGAATCTTCTAATAACTGAACCTCACCACCAGCAGTCGAACCATTACCAACTTTAAAGTTAGCAGGTGTTGCAGAAGAACCTGCAAGAATGTCTGTGTAGTATTTACCACCAATCGCATGGATTAATGGGGTTGAGTTATCGGAATCAACTGATTCGATAAACAGTTTAGCACCAGCACCTGAATTACTTCTGTCCTGAATATACGCTAATTCACCTTCCGATAAATCTGATACTGTAGGCGCAGAAGAACCAGTACTTCTTTTAATTTGAATTACTGTTGCCATTTTTTTCTCCTAAAAAATTTTATTTTTTATAAAAGTAATTTACGTAAATTTCTCTTCACTATCCGAGAAAGATCATTATATATACAGTCCTCTCACTATGAGGGTCGTGTCTCACTGAATGACACCTTGATTTGTAATAGTATTTATAAAACTAGAATGTTCCACCATCTATTGATGTGGTTGTTTCCCACTTATCAGTAGTTGCGTTGTATGAGAGAAGTCCATCATCTGTTTCAGATGCATTAACATCTGATAACTCTTGAATTGATTTAGTTGCAAGATTAACACTTGTTGATGAGTTACCGATTGCAACTTGTTTTGCACGTATATTTGTTGCACCTGCAATCCTAGCACCAACTGAACCTGTCGATCTATTTAATGTCCCTTTAATGTTTGCCATAATTAACTCCTCGTTACTCCTGGCGTTACAATCGCTTGTCCTTCTATAACTCTAGTTGTATTTGAACCACTAGTTATATTTAGATCATAAACATATCTTCCAGCATTCAATGCAGCAGTTTGAGTGTCATCAAGTGATAATGTAACCTGTCCAGTTGCAGCTGCAATACTAGTTCCAAATGTCGCAGAGACAGTAGAAGAACTATATGTTTTTCTTATCTGTGCGGCCGCAGTATATCCATTTAAGTCTAAGATATCACCTGCTGAGTCAGTCACATCAACAGTAATACTGAAGTCTGTTCCTTGATCTATGTATAGGTTTGCAATTATAGCCATATAACTATTTATACCTGAGTGTTACTTGGGTTCTTAGAGAACCTTGCAGTTGGTACAGATTGATGTATTTTTTCTACAGTACCTGTTTTATTTACGTACACTTCACTTAATTTTCTAAGTGTACCATTATCATTTACATATACTCCTTTCACTTTTGCAATCGGGCCTACAGTTCTAGTAGTTGAATATGGTGCTTGATATGTAAATGGTGACCTCACCGTGTAAGGGAACTGATAGGTTACTTGATATATAAACGGTGATTGTGCATTCGCAATATATGGTGATTGTGCATTTGCAGTGACCCTATATGTTGACGGTGATCTATGTTGATACGTAAACGGATTCCTTGCGTTTGCAGGATTGGGTTGTTGTGCATTCCTAATATTAGGTTCTTGTGCATTTGCAATATAAGGACTTGGATTTTGTGCCTGATATGTATTAGGTTGTCTTGCGTTTCCAGTCGCTCTATAAATTAAAGGTTGTCTTGCATTTCTAATATTAGGTTCTTGTGCAGATGTAGGGTTTCTATATGTAAACGGAGACCTATGGTTATAGGTGAAAGGACTCTGTTTAGTTGCACGATATGTAAATGGTGACCTTGCAATATACGGATAAGGTGTTTGACCAATAAGAGGTTGTCTTGCCTGATAAGTCGTTTGACCTTGCGCTTGATAAGTTGTAGGTTGTTGTGCAATATATGGTATTTGATAGTATCCTGTTGCCATTTTATATTCCTAATGCCTGTCCATAAGTTGCGTTTAATGATATCATACCATGACTATATGTTGATGTATATACATTATTACTTGAATCCACACCCTTAACTGTGAAACTAACACCTTGTGCTTGTGTCCATGTAGTACCATTAGGGTTTGGGCCGTTTGGTGTTACACATGCCTTCCACAGGAATTGTCTTGCACCACTAGTTGGAACACTATAGTAAGTACCTGAACTATATCCAGCGTTAGTTGGTAATGGCCCTGAACTATAAGAGTAACAATAACTTGAACTACAGTCTTTACCACTACATGCTTGACTTGATACATCATATTTTACTGTAAATGTGGAACTGGTTGTCAATAGACCTTGATATAAAATGTAATCAGAATAAACAGTCGCCTGATATTGATTTGTATAACCAAACCACAATGCCTTAATAGAACTTTGGGCAGTTGCATTTGAGAACTCCATTGAACACCCTACCTCAGGTGGAGGGTTTGTGGATGCTCTTGATTGCGTAGTATACCAGTACCCAGCTGAACCAGTACCAGGCCCCCAAACTTGTTCTAGTGGGTCATAGATATATGCAGCTGGTTGTCTTGCATTATAAGACGATCTTGCGTTTGCAATGTATGGATAAGGTGTTCTTCCTATAAATGGAGACTGATATGAATATGGTGTTTGACCAATTGTAGGCACTGGTTGTTGTGCGTTACTAGGTGATTGATATGACTGTTGTGCATTTCTAATCACTGGTTGTTGTGCATTTGTAGGATTTCTATATGTAAACGGTGACCTATAGTTGTACGTAAACGGTGATTGTTTATTTGCTGGTACCTGATATGTAAATGGTGTCTGCGAATTTGCAATATAAGGATTCGCTTGTTGTGCCGAATATGTAAATGGTGATCTGTGTTGATAAGTAAACGGAGACCTAACAGTGTAATTGAAAGGTTGTTGTGCGTTTCTTATAAACGGAGATTGTTGAACAGCAGGTGTCCTATATGTTACAGGTTGTCTGTTGTTGTATGTTAGGGGTTGTCTTGCCTGTGCAGGTGTTCTACCAGTTGCCTGTTTGGTTTCAGGTGATTGTGCGTTAACTACTGCTTGCCCTTGATAGGGTTGTTGGAAAGTCGTCCCTGTGTTTATATAGATTTCATCAGCCATATCATATCACAAACCATAAGTGTCCATTAGACGTACTTCCTACACTTGACGGTGCAGAAGATACTGTCTCGTAATCTAACACTACATTATCACTATCCGTTTTAATTCCGTTAGAAGTGTTGACACTCATAGTTGTCCCTGTAAGGTCTAGACCATCTCCACCTGTTACTGAATTCGAACCTGTAAACGATATAGTGTTATTCGCATCATCATAAGATACAGTGATATTAGTATGTGTACCAGCAGCAATTGCAGTTGCAACTGCATCTTGTGCCTGTTCGTCAGTGTAGTTTGCAGGTGCATCAGCGGATTCCCAATTCGTTGTTGAAGAGTTGTAGATTAACATCTGACCATTATTAGGAGATGATGCATCTACGTTACCCAACGATGCTAAATTGTGATTTGTTATACTGGATACGGTTCCTGTTACATTACCGACAACATTACCCTGTACATCACCTTTAACTAATGCACCACTTGGTAAGTTGATATGATTTTGGAAATATACTTCACCATCAAATTCGATAGGTGCAGAAGTAGTTAAGAGTGTTGTCTTAGTTGCACCGTCACCATTGAAGATTAATCCATTGTCGTTTGTATTATAAATTGTATTAGCGGCAGTTTCAGAAAAGTAACCTACAGATGCACTTCCTTGTCCTGTAAATCCTAAGTAAGAACCAGTAAATGAATAAATTACAATCTTATCTGAGTTTGCAGCTGCTGAAACTAGGTCTATTCTATTATATGTTCCATCACCTTGAACATTACCTAATGAATAGTCATCACCCTCAAATAGGTGAACACCATTCTTAAAAACTTGTATTCTGTTTGCAACAAATTTTAGAGTATATCCAAAGTTATCTACACCAGTAAATCTTGTATTACCGTTAGTTCCATCTGAACCAGTAAAGATATACTCTTGTAAGAAGAAAGACTTGTCTTCAAGACTGTTTAATGCATCGATAATATTACTTTTTTCAGTTGTGCGTAATCCTGATATCGCACCGACATCATTTGCAAGATCGTTGTACTGTCTTCTAAAGTCTTCTATCGTACTGTGATTGTCAACTGTCCTAGCCACTTACTTTCTCCATCAATTGTTTTAACATCTCTTTCATTTCAGACATGTCTTCTTTAAGTGTATTTATCTCTTCTGTTTGCATTTTAAATCTTTGTCTTCTCATTTTCTGCAACTTCCACGCTTCTTTATCTGTGGAAACGATTGCAGTAGTGTCTTCGTCTCTTTCTAAGTAAGAATGTCCGTCTACTCTAATACCCATTATCCTGTCGCAATAGCTCTAAATGCAGAGATTAAAGGTGGTTTAGAAGTATTATACCCCTGTCCTACAATCTTAATTATGAATGAAGAGAACTCAGGTAAATCTTCAACGTTATACTCATACTCTTTGAAGTTTCTTCCATCTGCACCTATTTGTGAATCAGGTGAACCATCTGTGTTAAAGAATTCATATCCTATTTCATCAAACTTACGTTCATCGTCAACCTTAACGGTCTTAAATAAAACTTTAACATCAGTTCCTGCATTTTTCATGCAATCAAACATAACTCTGATACCAGTTGCAGGGTTCTTCAAGTTAATCTTCTTAGTTACATAACAGAATGCGTTGTCTTCACCTAGTGATTCCTGACTAATATTAATTGAACTTGAGAATGAATTGTCATTTGAATTTTTCTGCAACCCATTAATTCTATTTGCAAATGCAATTCCACCTAAAGTTTGTGTATCAACAAAAGGTGAAATGTATTGATTTCTAGAGAACATCATACACTTCAACTGCAGTGACCTTCCACTTGACATCTCGTTAATCTCATTGATTCTAGATGCAATAATACTTGGTCTACTGAAGAATGCATTTTCGTTAAGTGTTACATTATCACCACTAATTCTTCTCTGATAAACTGTACCATCAATATATCCTTCAGGTGAATTCATTGGTGTTCCTACTGCATTAATAAACATTCCTGTATTTGCACAAAGAATGTTTTGTACTTGAGTGTGGATTCCATCATAGTAAATATTTTTAGATGTTACAACATTTCTTCCACCACCAACTGTAGTGTCTGTTGCTTTATAGTCTGAAACATAATCAGGGAATAGTGCTTGTCCTATTGTTGTAATATCTGAATTAGCATCTACGTCTGATTGAACTGCAGTTGCACTAAGATTAGGTGTAAACGAGAATGTATCTATTGTAAAGTCTGCACCAATACTAGTATGTGAATCATCTGTTGAAGTGTTTATTGCACGAACTGGAATTCCACCTAGTGTTTGTCCAATTCCTTCTACAGTTGTTGTGAAACTCCATGAAGAACCAACTGTTACTGTAACGACATCTCCTACTGCGAAATTATCACCTGCTTGTAATATTTTACATGCAGTAATATCTGATACACCATTTGATGTAGAAACTGTAATTCTAAATGCGACTCCTGTTCCAGTTGTGTTTCCATCACTTGGAGTCGTATCAGCTTTAACAGCAGATATTGATACATTGTCTGAACCCAATGTACTTGAAGTTCCAGTGTTATACGGTAGAGTTCCGTGTATTAAATTATATGTACCATCAACAGGAAGTGTTCCTGAATCGGTTGCATCAGAAATTCTATACACACCTCCATTCCTATCACCTATTACACCATTAATTTGTACATTAGATGAAGTGTTGTAATGTCCATGGAAGAAACTTTGCATTGTAATTGATGATGAATCTGCAACGGTTGAAATTGGATTTTCAGGAATGTGGTTTTCCACATCATCTTCATCTGTGGAGTTGATATCTATTGTTTCATCTGCATTATACCAAGGTATGTCTGCATTTGTCAAATTAAAACTTGAACTCTGTGCAATATCAAACTCTGCATAGTTTAGACAATATTTAATATCGTCTTCTTGTCTTGCAGTCCATGTTGAACTGTTTTGTGATACAAACATAGAACCCATATTAGAAGCTGCGACTGCAACCTCAAGACCGTTAGCAATATCTTTATCACCTGCATGAGCGTACCAAATTTCATATTGGTCTGAACTTGTATAAACCACAAAACAATATTCCATTTGTGATTTAATAATAATAGGGTTCTCAAAAGTAAATTTAGTTACTGCAGATGCATCTTCTGAAACATTAATTTCATCAGGAGTTTTTGTAACTACTGACAAAGGTATAGGTGTTTGAGTTGGATAACCATTTTCCATACCTCTTAATTCAACAGTGATCTCTTTGTTAACATCTTTTGTTTTGAAATACAGGTCAATACTTGTTAACACCATATTTGTACCTACTGATTCAGGGGCTGCAAATGATTGTGCAACTGGGTCAAACCAAATTCCTGTTGGGAACATACCTGCATCAAATCTAAAATCACCTATATCGATAGGTGGAAATCCTGGCGGAAGATTAGGTGGCCAATTAGGGTCATCACCACCATCTGAAATAAGTGGGCCATCGCCTGGGCCCTCAGGGTCTTCAGCACCAATTTCGTCTATTTGTGTTTGAAGATCATCAATTCTATCGTCTAATTCTGTAAATGGATTAGGGCCTGGGTCTGATTCATTAAAGGTTGCATTGATGGTTTCACCTCTAGTTGTTATTGTTCTCGAATCATTAGTTGGAACTCTTGTAATTCTAGAAGTTCTTGTAGTTACTGTATGTCTATCAATATTTGCAACCATACCTGTTGAGGTATACAATGCAGTTGCAGATGATACTGGATTTGGTGAATTATACTTTTGTGAAGTTACAATTAATTCTTTAGTACCACTTGTAAAGGTATTTGCACGGAGATAGAATCGTGCCTTCAATCTACCATTTGCATCAGTCTGTAATTGAGCACCTGTGGTACCTAATGTACCTGAAGTATGCGAAGGAGAATAATAATAAGTAGCACTTGGGCTTCCATAAGTCCATCTTTCACTTCGCATTCGTGTACTAACATCTATACCATCAAAATAAACGTAATGATAAGTGTTAGGTTTTAATCCTTGACAAGTAACTGTGATAGTCCTTTGTTTCATGAACCTTTCAAGTTGAATATTTCTGACTCTATTTCTCTCGTCTACGGATACGTCAGTTGCATAATCAAACATCATACCATTACGTGCTTGAACTTCAGGGGTTTCTGTGATCTCTCTTGTAAGGTCTATGCCTGGCTGCCATTCACCACCTTGTTCAGCAGACCCTGACCATGAACCTGAAGTTGATATCATAGGTTCTGTAGTCGTAACTGGTGTTCCTGTCCAAGTGGTTTCCCAATCATTCCAAAGTGTTCCTGTACCATTTCTTCTAAGACCTCGTAATTCTGCTTGAATTGCACTTAAATTAGATACTGTTTGGGATGTAGGAGTAATAGAAGATGGTGTTCCAGGCCTTGTATCCATATCAGGACTGAGATTACATGTACCAGTAAATGATGTGACAAGGAATGGGTTAACATTAATTGATCTAGATGCTTGAGTTACAAACATAGATGTAAATGCTGTATCTGATGCCTTTCTCTCTGTATATGGAAGTGTTAGGAAATCACCTGTTTGTTGAGTGTGTACTAATGACCCTGCCTCTACTTCCATTGGGAAGTCTTGAGAAACATGAGAAGGTCTCAATTGACCCATTTTCATATCAATAGCGGCGTTATAATCAGTGTTTAATACATCACTTGCACGTTGATTCCTAAAGTTATCAACTAAGAAACCTGATTTAAATTTATCAAATCCATCTGCATCTAAAATTTGTGTAGAACGTGTGTCTGATTCAAGTAATGACAATGTGGTTACTGTTTCTAATGCAGTAACCCTTTGAGATATTCTACCGATATCTCGCATTGTAAATCTGCGATGATCTTTAGTTTTAACTCTGATGTCTTTAGGGTCTTTTGTAAATGCAGGTATTTTTAATTCTGCAATCTCTATTGCACCATCAACATGTGGTGGTCTTGTAGGTGTAATTCCTGCAATACCACTTGCAATTTGGAATTGACCTGATTTGTGCAAGAATAATTTATCAATTCTTGGAACATAAAATTTAAGGTCACCTTGAATTGCAGATGCATCTTTAGGTGTAGGCATAATTGCAGGGTTAGTAGAATAATTAAATCCTGTATTAGTTTCTTTCTTATCTCTTGATGATTTAAAACTTACTCCATCTTCATAAGAAAAGTGTGCATATTCAATGATTGAACTTATACTCGATATATTTGTTAAGTCTACTGTTTGTGTTAAATCTTTATCATATAGTTGTCCTGCAACTGGTCTGTAGTCTAAACAATCTGAAAGTTCAAATGTTCCGTCAGGTTCATTACCTCCCAAGTCAACTCTGTTTGCAGCGTAAATAGGAATGTCTTTGTAAGGAACACTATATGAATTTACATCAAAGAATTCTCCTGCACCATGAGAGAAGTAATCAAATACAACCAACACTTCACCAATTGGTGCAGCTCGTCCTTGTTTTCTAATTAATTTTGAGATACCATAGTATCCATCTTTTTGACCATCGTCAAAAAGGAAACTCTCTGTAATTTCTTTTGAACCTGCACTAAGTGAATCTATAGTTACCTGAGATTTATTGTTTTGTCCAACTGCAATCTCACCCTCTACAAATCTTTTCTTTGTTAGGTAATAGAAGTATGTTGTTGCACCTGCATTATAGTCAATTATAATTGCACGTGCATCTGAGGTTTGTCCTTTAATTTCTTCATGCAATTGTAATGCAGGAAAGGTCGCAAGGTCTTCTTGTAACGTTGCACTAGGAGTTATAGGAGCACTATCTACACCATCATAGATACCACGTATTTTAAATACATCTGCAACACCAAGTGTTATTTCCTGATCATCCATTGCAGATGTATAAACACCTGAGTATCCTGCTGATCTTTTACCTGTTATTTTTAATACTCTACCTTTATGAAGTGTTTTTGATTTTCTCTGAGGTGTTGTTACTAGAACTGAATATGTTATTCTTAACACAACTCCATCATTTGCAGAACCAAAGTCTCCTAGTGTAATAGACTGACCACTACCGTTTGTTGCAGGATTAGCGTCTTTATAACTTTCTATATCTAATAGGTCACCCTTACTAAATGTTGGGTTTGATGCTCCTGATATATCAACCACTGCAATTGAGAAGTTATCTGTATTTTGATCTTCAAATGCACCGTCTTGTTGTGCAATAGTTACTTCACCACTTCCGATAGTTTGTACTGTTTGTTTTTTGATGTGAATTAAATCACATGTATGTTCACTGATGAAATCTCTTTCGTATGCGAAAATAGACACTGCTTGTTGAGGTCTATGGATTTGTGATCTAAGTCTAGTACAGGATTCACCAGTAAATGATGTCTGTGTATTTGAACCTGAAATTGCACCACCAGTGTTTCTAACTGTCATTGAAGTGTCACTAGTGATTGCAGATACTGTTACTAATTCACCAGTACCCAATCTTCTAATAACATCACCTACTCTTAATTGACTTGCAAATAACGTTTCAATACCAGTTACCGTAGCACTGTTTGCAGTAAATGTCAATTGACCTCTGAGAGAAAATTCTAAATCTTTCTTAATGTCTCCAAAGAAGTATTGTGTACTACCACCTGCAGTTGGTTCTTGAGTAATTAATCCAGCCTGTTCGTAGTTGAAGTTTACTACCCCATCATTCTGTGAATCTGTAATTGCAAAATCACCTTTACCGATACATGAGATTGCATCATTACCACTAAATGAACCGATTACATCGTGGATGTATAAACAACTTCTGTTAGGGTCATCGTATGCAATGATACCTGTTGCACCAGTAGCACTACCTGTAACGTGATCACCTGTTTGTGCAGTACCTGTATGTGCAGAATAACTAATCTTAGTAAACATTTTTATATCAAATGCAGATAAGTTAAATTCTGTAGTATCTTCGTTATATTCTCCTGCAGTTGATGAACCTGTATGATGTGTTATGTCTCTTAAACGTGCATAACCGATTTGTTCAGGACTGTTTTGATCTGTTGTTAAGGGTTCTCTATTATTTGCGATAGGGCCATCAGATGCATGTGAATCTGAAGTCATGTGATCAGAACCCATGTTCCAAAGTTTACATAGTTTATGTGCTTCTATGTTAGTTGCGTTAATACCCTTTGTGATTTCAGGTAAACCATGACAGTTAGTAACTCTAATAATGTTACCAACATTTGCAGTTGTCAACATGTCTTCTTCTGAGACTATTGTTCTTGCCTTAGGAAATGGAACTGTTTCTGAACCTGTTTTTGCAACTTCAAAACCTTGTACGTATGCTTTTCCAGGCGACATCTGCATGACAAATTTAGTTTCATCACCACCGACATCTTTTTTGAACATTCCATTATTTGTTTCATCATTTAAGTGTTCTTTTAATTCGTATTCAAAGTTCTTTAATACAAAATCTCCACTTGCATCATGTGTTCTTCTTGCCATTGATTTTTCAAGAACATTATATGTTGGGTCAGTAATTTGTACTGCAATGTTACCTTTTTCAACCCTTGCAAGTTCAACAAAGTTTGAGTCTTCTATACTATCAACTGGATATTTTTTAAGTGTTAAATCTAATTGTAATCTATCTGCACCAGCAGCGTTCTGATTTGAAGCACCAGTTGCATTGTCTTGTAATGTAGCATCTTCTGCATTGGAAATTAACTTTTCTTCGATGTTTAAACCAATTTTATAAGTTGGTTGAACACTATATTTTTCCAATATGAGACTTTGTGCATCTACTTTAATGAAAAAACCTCTGAGATAGATTACACCTTCGTCTAAATCTATCGCAGAACCTTGTCCTGTAGGTTTACTGGTATCACCAGTAGTTAAGACTTTAAATTCGTTGTTGTTTGTTCCAACAATTGAGTAAACACCAGCTGCGTTTACTGTAACTTCTTGTAATTCTTCTCCCTGTATAAATGTCATACGGTTATCAAGACCGTTTACAACATACTTGAGGAACAGAGTCATCTCATCTGTTTGATTGTTTACAGTTTCTTTAGGAGTAGATTTTTTAACTTTTGCGATAACACCTGAAGTTTTACCCTGAAGAAATTTACCATGGAAGGATGTTCTATAGGTTTCTACATCAGCGTCACCTGCTGTGTTTGGGTTTTCTGTACTTACTTTTACATAGTACAATTCGAGATCGATATCAGTTCTGATTCCATCAACGATAGAACCATTTTTAAAAATATGATTACCAAATCTTTCAATTTGGTTTTGAAGAATTGATTGTGATTGCGTTAACTCTCTTGCTTGAAGAGGTCTACCTGCCTTAAATAGTATTTTATGATATTTTTTACTATCATCATAATCATCGAAGTAAGGTGCAATATTTAAATCGGTTTTCTCTGGCATATCCTATCTCTTATAAGTTATTTATTTGACCCCAAAATGAGGTCAAATGATTACATTTCGACGATAAGTTTAATATCTTCGATCTGATCAGCGGCACGTGTTACTGCACCTCTGTTTTCAATATACATGATGTTTCCACTGTATCTTTCTACTTCAGGATGAACTGTACTGATACCACTGGAACCAATTGTTGCAACTTCAACTGCATCAACATATACAGAATCTGAGTTTACAAAACTCACATATTGTCCACCTGAGTTTGCAACAGGTATGTATTTGACAATTGCATTTGTTGAATCGACAGATACCACTCTACCAACTGCTACTGATGCACCATTTGTTTGTGCATTTTGAATTAAGTCATCAACACTGATATTTGCAACGTTTGATGCAACAAATTGATGATATGCAGTCAATGTATCACTTGTAGATACGGTAGTTGTTCCTAGATTGAATGGGTCTTGAATTAGACCAATTCTTCTGAAGTCGTTATCTGTTGGGAAGTCACCTGCACCTTCGTTAAACTCTAATCTTGAGTTGACAATAATGTAGTTACCACCTAGTTCTTCTACAGGGTCTGCACCATGTCCAATTAACGGTGATATAATAACTTTTACAGCACCATTTGAACCTGCCCCAATACCTGATATACTTGCGATATCGACTGATGCACGTTTATAACCTGAACCTTCTGTTGATACTTCAACGTGTGAAATTGCACCACCCACTACGTGAACTGTACATACACCGTTTTGACCGTCACCTAAAATAGGGACTCCTGTATATCCTGAAGAAGGAGAGTCGTTATAACCTGTTCCACCAGCAGTTACCACAATGTGATGCACAGCACCATCAACTGCTTGGTTTTCAACATCCCATTGAGATGAACCATCATCGGTGGCAGCAGTACCGAGTCCAGTTTCACCATAAATTTCTGTTTGAGCACCAAGTGTCTTAACAGGGATGAAATCGTTTGTTACGAATTTAATTGTATCTGAAGCGGAGACTGAGTACATATATTTCCAAATGTATCCTCTACCAGTTGCGGCACCTGTATCAGATGTCTCGACTAATGAAGTTGGACTTGTACCTGAAGGTTTAACAGTTGAAGCAACCACTGAACCACTAGAATCTCTACCAGTTCTAATACACTTGTATACGTGATACTCATCTGTAATTACATAGAATGTTGCATCATACAAGTTAGTAGCACCTGATGCTACGCCTGGGTTTGATGAAGAGATATCATGTTGATACTCATCATAAGATGTATTCTCTGCCCAGTTTCTTCTAACTAAACCGTGTGATACATCGGCTGTAGTTACTTTCTTGAGTGCAATCATATCTGAGAATGCATCTACTTCTTCTCCTACTGAGTTTGCAGGTGAAGGAGGTGAATTCTCATCCGTCCAGTCGAATGAACGACCAATAAAAACATACGTTGAAGAAGCTGCTTCTCCAAAGTCTTCTCTGAATTGTTTCGCATTGTGGACACGAAACTTTTCTGTTATAATAGCTGCCATTTTTAATAATCTCCTAAGATATTTATATACTATTTATAAACCTACGCAGAATTTACATAGGCACTAAATGCAATATTTGTTCTTTTTCTTTCATGAAGTGGGTAATCAGGAATATGCATTGCAGGAAAGTAAGTTTCATAATCTGAAATTCTAATACCTTCTGATTTAGTTTCTTCAGACATGAATACACCTGTTCCATCTTCTAATAAGAAGTCATCATTATCCGTCTCATCTTTGATGAAGTACGCAATACGATAACTTCTTTGACTCTGTATTTTATTTAGTGTTCGTAAAGTATGGCCTAAAGGTGTAAATGTACTAATGTTATTTTCTGAAGATAGTTCATGCACCATCGGTGATTCATCTTCCATAACAAGTCTATTCCAATCCTCAGTATATAAATTGTTATCAAATAAATCTATTGATCTTTCACTAACAAAATAATGAGTTTCCATCTCTACTGTTGCACTTTCTAAAATTGCAACATCGTCATTTTCTAATCTAATACGATCACCATGTGTTCCTTTTACATTTGCATCTTTATCAGGTTCAAATCGTATATGGTGTACGTGTTCTTCTAATAAAATTTTATGACCATCTTCTAATACAAGTATTTCATCTTCTTTAGTATATGATGAGAATATCTTTCCTTGGTCTGATGGTCTTCTTTCAGGTGTAGACCCAAACTGATTTATTGGTGTTTGCATCTCTCCATGGTTGTCATCTGAACGACATAGGTTCAAGACTGACATCATGTCATCCAGTCTAGGTGAATACTGAACTGGAGTATGTGCGAGTGATGCTATAACATTAACGTTAAAGTGTCTGTTCTTACTTTCTGTGTCATAGTATTCTGCACGTTCACCTAAGTCAATACCAGCAGGGTTAGTAATATGGTCGACACCAAGTACCGTTCCAGTTGTATTAACTCCATTTGTTACAACTGCTGATGTTGTTGTTAATGGATATGACACTGAAGTGTCTACTGTTGGTGTGTTGTTCTCTAATCCAGCAGGCATTAACACCAATAATGGGTCAGGTGTAGTGTCTTCCATTCGGAAGTAGTTTGATTGACCTGAAATAAATCCTGTTGTCTTATCTTCCAATACAGGTTTATACCCATCTTCAAATATAATATCTCCGTGTGGGAAAAAGTCATGTAACTCAATTTCTCTACTTGAGTTATAGAATGCTTGTGATATTCTAGTAGAGTCAAGTTCTTGAATCATTCCTCCACCACTAATATAACCATCCATCTGATCGTAGAAACCATCTAAGAGAATTCTACCTAAAGATTGTCCAAATGTTTGAGAGTTGATATCCTGATCGTCCTCTAGAACAATATTAAATTCTTCAGTATCACCGTGGATGATAATTGTAGGTCTAAAAGTAGTTTGAAGATCAAGTGAATTATCAATTGGGTCACCAGTTACTGGGTCTCTATCGACTGGTATGTTTACATTAGTAAGTGTAGTATCTTCACCGAACTGAGAGTTAGTGTCAGCAGAGACCACAACCTTTTTAATTGCAACTTCACCAAAGAAGATATGTCCAGCAGGATGTAATAAATCTTTTACTGCGGCTCTCCACTTGTTGATTGATTCTCCAATCTTAACAACATAGGAGTGTGATTGATAATAAAGGTTATCGTGTATATTAGATGCAGTTACAGATAACTGTCCTCTGTCACCTAGTGTACCTTCTTCAATAATACCTTCACCACCAACTAAACCTCTTCCGTCAAAACGGAAGTTCTTGATAACTTCAAAGGAATCTGTAAGATTAAAGTTAACCTCTTCTCCATCTAAGAAGTCACCATCTAAATCTGTATATGTTAATATGTGTCTGTCACTATCATAACTAACAACTGATGCAGTTGTACCTGATGCTTCACCAGTTATTACAATTCCAGTAGTTAGACTTGTTGAAGGTGTTTTAATTAACATAGGATGGTGAGATGATGATGCAACTAAACCATCTTCACTAAAGTTATAACCTTGTGATTCTATATTAATCGAACCAACACCACCGATAGTACTTGACCATGCAAATAGTTTTGCACCTGTACCACTTGATACGTTTACTTGTTTTGCAGTTTGTTGATTTAAAGATACTGCACCTTTTATGATTTTACTTGCAACGAAAGTTCCTGTGTCTGTTGATCTTCTTGCAACTATTAATCTGTTTCTATCTTTTTCAATTTTTAAAAGTAGACCAGTTGCACTAACTGTAACACCGTCACCTTCTATTTGTTGAAGTTCTTCTCCTAGTTGATACCCACTTAAATCATCAACAAAAATATATCCACCAGTGTAAACTTTCGGTACTGTTCTATACCCATGTCCACCGTTATGAATATTAATTGTTCTAATTCTTGAATCGGTTGTTTCTAAATTGATGCGAGTTCCGTCTTCGTATGTTAGATTATTGAATTCTTGATAGATATCAACTGTTTCTCCTCCTACTAGAGGTGTGTTTAAAACAATCCTATCATTTTTTCTTGTATAACCTAATACTGCATCACTTCTTGCATATTCGATTCCATCAACAAAGACTCTAACCTTCTCATCATTAAAGATGAGATTGAAACCATGATTGTCTTTACCAGTAAATAATGTTTGACCTGCAGTTGCTGTGAACTCAAATTGACCATATACATCTTTATTTTCTAAAATTATTTCATCACCAACTGAACCAATAATTGCACTTGCACTTCCAGCTCCTTGTTGACCTGCATCATCAAACACCAATTGTTGTGGTAGACCAATTTGTAAAATGTCTCCACTACTTAAACTTAATTTTTCATTGACTCTCATAGATGTTCTATCATCTGAGATTTCAACTACTTGTACTCTTGGAAGATATGTACCAAAAACTTCTTGACCAACTCTGATTGAAGTGTCTAATGGTTGAGAGAAAATAAGTAAATCAGAACTTGTTGATTGTTCAGAAACTACTTTGTTTCCATCTTCATAGACGAGGTCTTGTAAATCTTCTGTTAACAGTTGATCAACTGTACCATCACAAACTGCAGTGAATGTGTTATGGAATCCAGTACCTGCATCTTCAATGTAAATGTGTTCGATTCCACCACCGACTAGTGCATCTACAATACCTGTTGCTTTGACTGCATCTTTATCTCTATTTGAACCAACAAAATCTATTCTATCATTAAGTTTATAGAGTGAACCTCTTTGATCAAGTTCGTATACAATACCTGAACTTGCATTTCTAATAATAGTGTCATTAGGAACGTCAGTTTCCAAACCTGTACCAAAAGGTTGATTTATTTGTTCAATAGTAAGTATACTTAAATCTTTAATATCAATAATACGATATTGTGTAGTGTGATTATCAAACTCAACAATATCACCTTCACTAAATTTACCCACATAACTACCACCATTATCCTCTGAGATAATGTTAATGTTTATTTCTTGTTTACCTTGTAGTTGTTCTTGGGTAGTTTTAGATAGAATTGTTGTTTCTAACACTACAGTGTCTTCGTCATCCGTTTTCATATACGTACTTGACTGTCCGTATTTTACGTCACTAACGACACCTAAGATTCTTGCGAACTCACTTGTAACACCATCTCTATCTAAAAGTGTTACAGTTCCATTGTTTGTAAAGGTACCTATGTGATTGTCTGTTATCTCTAATGAGTAAATACCTTTATCTGATTCTAATACATATACGTTTTCAACTATAGACTCTGCAACTTTAACTGTAGACCCAGGCTCATATTGTACAATCTTGTCTGTTGCGACAGGTAATGCACTTTCATTTTCCATCCTGATGACCATACGTCTTCTCTGACTAAAGTCAGATGTTGACAGATGAAGTGTCTCATCTACAGGATAACGTATTTCAGCGTCCTCTGCAAAGAGGATACGCATTAAAAACTTGAGTGACTCTTCTGTTCCTTTCTTCTTGTATAAAGAAGTCATATTCTTTATTGCAAGACGTTTACTCTTAATGTTATTAATGTTTAATGAAGGAACAAAGTCTTTCGTAAAATACTCTAAGAATTGTTCAGTTGTATGATCAATATCTGAATAATCTAAGAGTCTGTTTTGTGCGAGTATGGTATTTTCTTTATATGTTTTTACAACACCAGTACGATTACCATCTCGTCCTTGTATAGTTTCGCCTGGCGCAAATCCATTTCCTGATATTGCATTTAGATATAACGTAAGTCCGTTGATAACTGTTACCTGTGCAACGGAACCACTGGTTTGACCAATGATATATTCTCCAACTTGAAACGGTTCAACCCCAACTAGTACACTATTAATACTTTTGGTTTTTTCTTGAACAATTTTAGATGTTGCAGAATCAGGAGATGGTGCAGTGGTAAAGGGTTCCAAAAGAATGGAACCCTGACCATCTTCTAAAAGAATGTCCCCTATCTCTTCTTCAGATTCGAGGACAATTATTTCGGATTCTAGATACTCAAAATATGCTTTTAAAAACTGTTCGAATGCAGGAGATTCCTCCTGAATAAAATTCGGTATCAGTTGCGATAATCTATGAGATAGTTTATCTATTACAAAGTTATCGTGAGACATCTAGATTAAGTTCCTATTTAAGCAACAACAATAGTTGCATTGTTGTTAGCAACTGGTAACCATACAGAACCGTTCCAAATTAAAACACATCCATCTCCAGCATCTTCTAGTTGAATCTGAGGCGCAGATGCACCTGAAGCGAACCATGAAGATACAGTAATGTCTGCATCATAAGAAGCATGCATTCCTGAACATGCGATGATTTTAATTTGACCAACATCAGTACCATTGTCTAATGTGAATGCAACGTCTGCTGAGAAGTTAGTACCATCGATGATGGTAATTGCAGTTGCAGCTAAATCTGTTGCAGCTGCTGTCTCAGTTGAGATGTCATTCAATGCAAGGTGAGTTGGAACGTTTTCAAAAAGTTGACCGATAGTCATCTTTTTGTTTACTGGGGTACCACTTGGGTTATCTACGATATGCAACAAGTCATCTGACCCAATATCTGAATCTGCGACTGATGATAACGCACTAATTTTTTTATCTGCCATTCTATTTTCCTCCTATAATCCAATTGAATGGGAAACTACTCAGGGGACTCCTGACCACTTTCTTCATAAGTTAATATGATGTACTAGATGTAGTTGTAAACCCTACACCAGCACTCGTTTCACCACTTGCGATGGTGTCTACTTCACCTTTGACTTTAACATTTTCTATATCAATGTCAATCAAACTACCCCTTGTTGCGACAACATCGTCACCGTCAGGGATAATAGTGAAGTCAATCGAGCTATCAACGTTCTTCGTGGAAGTAAACGTGATGGCGTTGATTGTAATAATTCCTTTAGTATAATCGATAGTACCTGCTTCTTTGTCTGCAAAGATTCTATTAGAACCTTGTAAGTAATATCTTCTTAATACTCCGTTTCCGTCATCGTCAAAATATTGATCATTGACGGAATCTCCTTGTACTTTAAAACTTGTAGTAACTAATATACCACCTGAGGATGCATTATGTCCTGAGTGTGGATGATAAAATGCGTTTCCAAACTTAACATCGTATCCTTGTTTTTTATTAGCTTCTACAACTCTTGCTTTACGTAATCTGATATTTGTAGTGTTTGATAATATAGCACTGTTTGCATCATCAACAGCCCTTGTTAGTTTTGAATGTCTAAACACTGCATCAAAGTTGTTTAGGTTTACATTATCATAGTTTGTAATTGCGTTTAACACTACGGTCTCTAATTCACCACTTGTAAGATCAGTTTGTTTCTCATCATACTTGAATGTGGTAGAGATTAAAATTTTAGTTATGTCAGGAGATATAATAATAGGTCTTACCGTTAATATGTTCAGTGCCTTTAATTTGTTCTCCACTTGTCTCTTTTCTGTGTCTGATAAGTAGTCTGCGTTTTTAGGTTTGATTGCAAGAAACACTTTACCATATTCAGGTGGGTCATTATCTTCACCACCCCACACTGCGATTGCATCTGCATTCGGATAGTATTCAGACACTTTACCTTTATAGTCATTAAGTGTCACAAGTCTGTTTTGTGATGTGTAAAATTTGTTTGCCTTAAATTTAATTGAGTCAATAGATTCTTTCTCTGCACCACCTGTTGATGCAACTTTAGTTGATATGACTGCATCAACAAATCCGTTAATACTTTCTCTTAAATTAAATATGTTTGCACCATCAGCGTGTAATGCATCAACTATAATATAAGTTGCAGTGATAATGTCACCGTCCTTTAGTTGTTTACCTAATACCCCATCACCAAAATAAATTTCCGTATATCCTTCGTCGTTTTCTTGTGCATAATAAACTCTAGATTCAGTTGATACGTTTGATATATCAGTTGATAATGTGTATGTTTCTAATTGACCATCTGAGTCAACTGTAACTTTAAGGTGTGATTTATCTATTCTCAAATTTGAGAGTACATACTTACCATTCTTGATCTGAGAGTCATACACGTATTTGTCTGTCATGTACGAACCTTGAACAAGTTGTACGTCTGCATATTGATATGTATTACCATTTGCAACAGGTCTTACTGGATTTGAAACAACATACTCATAGTTTTTACCATCGTATGCAGTTGAAAATCTAGTTCCTCTAGGGATTGTCATTTCAGTAGTTGTAGGATATGTCTGATCAGCATTACGAACATTTCTTAGATTCATATCTACAATTGCAGAAGATGCCTTTTCTGATGCAGGAGTGAATCCTAAATCTTTTGCACGTGCAACAACGTTCTTTCTTAGTTGTGCAGAATCTAAAAACAATTCAGAAGCTGCAAGGTTAGTGTTAATTGCACCAATATGTGCAGTGTATGCCATTAGATCAATGAGAATCGACATTGTTGAACCATCGAAGTCATAATCTTTAAATTTTTGTTGTCCCTTTAGATATGATTTAAGATTCTTTGCGATATCTTCAAAATCTAAATCTGAAACTGATATTTTTGAACTGTCTACTGCCATTATCGTACCCTACTTACTGAGAATTCTACTTGATTATTTCGTTTACCATTGATGATAGAATAGGTTACTGTAACATCTAATCTATTACTGTTTGTTACAGGTGCAAATCTTACACCAACATTAGTAACACGTGGTTCAATGATTTCTATTTGTTCTTTCAGTTGTCTTTTAAGACGATTAATCTGTACAGAAGTGTCTAACTCAAACAATGCACTCTGTAGATTTCCACCAAAATTTGGTTTAAAAGGTCTTTCATATTTATTGGTTAATAGAATATTTCTAACTGCACGTCTTACTGCATCTGTGTCATACTTCAATGCAAGATCACCTGTAATAGGATGTGCCTTAAATTGCAAATCTAAATCTGCTGATGCAGGGTCAATCGCAACTGTCTTACCATTGGGTTTTACGTAATCTACCATAATTCTATTTATGTCACCTTACCTAATTAAACTGCAAGTTGGATTGAAACTAATCCACTATTTGGTGCATCTGTAAACTGTATGATCTGATTTTCAACATCGATTGTGTATAGACTAGGGTCAATTAATTTATTACGAATAAAAACATCGACATTATTTGCAGTCATCGTTCCACCACCCTGCACATTGAAGTCTGTTTGACCGTCATCTGCAAATTCTCTGTCCTCTCCAAACACTGAAATAAACTTTCCTGCTTCAGGTGGAGTACTAAACACTATGTTACCACTACTTTCAGTGAAACCACCACTTTGTCTTACACCATCTATAAACACGTATGTATTACTACCACTTCCTGCGATTGGGAATGTATCTCTTACACCATCTGTTTCAAATGCGTTTTCTGTTGGTTCAGTATCATCATTATTAGTAGGTCTAGGTATTTTAGGTTTTTTCAGACTTGAATTTACTACTCCATCTATACTTGAAAGGGAAAGACCAATCGTTAGAGGTAAGAAACCAATTAACTCTAAGAAATCACAGAAAGTTAAGAAGAGTACATCAAATATTTTACCTAATCCAATCTTATCTAAAAACTTCTTAATCTTTTTAACCCATAAGAAAAGAACTCTCTTGTACCAGTTTACTTTAAATTTTTCTAATGCAATCATCATATCTGCAATTTCTTCTTCAAGTGATTGTGCAGTTGATTCTATTTCTGCACCTATGATTTCTCTTACAGTAAAACCAAAAATAGATAAACCTAAAATTTTATCTCGTATCATTTGTTGGAACTTTCTTTGTTCGTCCATTATTTGATCTTCTAATTCTTTACGTCCTTCTAAAAGAATCTCTCTCGCAGCCACATCACTTTTATAGGGTTCTTCTTCTAGTAACTTATCAATTTCATCGATTTGTAATTGAATACCCAGTCTAGTTTTCTTAAACTCCTCTTTAATAATCTCTGTGACTCCATGAACCATTTCAGGAATATCCATTGATAATATGTCTGCAAGTTCACTGAAAGGTAAATCAGGTAATCCTAATAAATCCCATATTTCATCAAACAGGTCTATAAGTTTTTCAAATGCTTTAACGTGCCAGTTATTCAACCAATCTTCAATTTCAGTTTGTATACACTGGAATGCTAACTGCGCTTTCGCTTCTACATCTAAAACACCATACTCTCCGTCAAATTGTCTACATGTGGAAGGTAAGAATGAGAATAGTTTATCAACCAATTGTGTTCTTAAATTTTCCTTGGTTAAAATATCACTTTCGATTCTTTCAATCTCTGCCTTTATTGCCTCTTCTTCTGCCTCTGTATATGCAATAGGGTCGTCTTTTAATTTACGTAGTTCTTCATGTTGATTTTCGATTTCACCTCTTAATCCCTGAATCTCTTTAACGATTTCACTTCCCATTATCTGTGCTTCAATTTCTTTTTTATAGTTTGGTGAAGTGATAATTGCAATAATGTCTATAGATATTCCATAAACATTAATTGTAAAATTGATAGGGACAAATTTACTGATAAACTCTGCAATTTTTGCTGGAACGTATACGTGGAATTCTGCGAGGAATTTAGTTACTGCCTGATTCGCTTCTTGTTGCCAGTTTCTTTTTTGTCCGTCTTTTTGCCAGTAAGGTGAAAGAAGTTCCTCAATTTTCTCTTTAACCTTTTCAACTTCTTCTACCATCTCTTCAATCTCTTCTTCCAATGCAGTGAGGACAGGATAGATTGATGATTCTAATGCATTAATCTCTTCAATTATAGCATCCTTTTCTTCCTTTGTCAAATTTGGGTCATTTAATCTGTCCCAAAGTTCTTTTATTTCTTTTTCCTTTTCTGCCTTTTCTTCTAAGAATGCGGCTCTCAACTTCATTGGTAAAGAACCAATTGAATTCAATGCATTAACTATTTCTGCTTTAGATGGAAGGTCAAAGATGTCCCCTTCAGGACATACTATTGCTGTAGGAATCTCAATATTAATGGACATATCATTTAAAATACAACTTTCTTACCAGCAAGTACTAGATCACCTGCGGCCTGAATTCTCATGTTTTTACCTGACTTAATTGTCAGATCATCTGAAACATCAAGTAACCCTTTACCGTATGCAGTTATTTCTGCATTACCATTTGCATGAATGTTTGCGTTACCTAATACTCTTATATTCACTTTACCACCAACATACATTTCGTGGTCTTTACATACAACATGATAGTGGTCATTTACAATGTGATGTACTTCAGAACCATCAGGATGAATTTCTGTAAATGTTCCTGATCTATGTTCTATTGCAAGACGTTCCTTTTCGAAAGTGTCATCAATTTCTAAGACGTGTCCTGACTCTGAATGCCATACATGGTTATATGGGTACTTGGGGTCTGCAGGTGAATTAGGGTAGTGTTCCATACCTTTAATTTCATTTATGTTTCGAACACTATAATCTCCTTCTCCTCTTGCAAACTTTGAAATATCTGATTCATCAAAATACAATGGATAGAATGGTAAATCTTTTTCTGCATCAATTTCATAATGGTCAACAGTTGACCCTGTTCCATCATAGTTAACAGTTCTTCCTTCTTCTGATGGTTGTTTAGGTGCAGTGTCTAATGCTTGTTCTAGTCCCCAAGTTCTAACTGAATTTTGTGCAGGGTTTGCCCCATCTGCAGTTCCTTCGTAATCTGCAGGGGTCATTCTTCTAGGGTCATTAAATCCTTTATCTACTAATCTAGATAATATGGTTCCTTCGACTGTTTCTCTGTAACCATCAACTGTAACTCCAGTCGCAACCCCTATAATAATTGGGTCTTGTTTTGTGGAGTCTCTCCAAAATCCAAATACCGTAGACCCCTCAACAAGTCCGTGAGAGTTCATACCGATACCTGAGAGACCACTTGACGTTGGTGGAAGAATTACCTGTGCCCATGGTAAATCAGGTGTTGCAATCGCAAGTTTATCATCTGTATGAACACCATGAACACGTACACGTACTCTTCCTATCATGAGAGGGTCATGTCTGTCTTCAACTATTCCGTAAAAATATTCTGCGTTCATTATGTATCCTGTACTGTATTTTGGATTCTTTCAGGGCCAGATGCGTTCTGTAATGGTCTGTAATCTTCTATTTTACCTGAGAAACTTTCTTTAACCGCTTCTATATGAAGAAACCCTGTGTTTTTAGTTGGGTCTGCATCCATACACATATCTGTTACAAGATAACGATTATCATTTACATTACTTTCAATCGAACTGTCAGGTCTCTTTAATTCAGGTTCAGGTATAATTAATTTAACTATAGACCCAACTGTGAAATCTGTTCTGAGAGGAACCGTAAATTTTATTCTGTTCTGTTGGAGTGTTTCTAATAATGCCTTTCTTTCCAGTGGCCCTGTGTTATCTGATTTAAGTCCTATTAATGGTTCGTTTGAAGTTACGTCTGTTGCATCACCAAAAGAATGTGTAGTAGTGTAAGTGTATTCAACAACACTATCGAATGCTTTATTCGGAGCTGCATCTGCATCTAACTCATCGTAATCTGCAGGTAACATACTGTCTGTTTGGTTTCTTGCCTTCAATATAACTTCAGGTTCATCTAAACGTACCATTGGAAAGTTTCCACTTACGTGTGTACCCTTATCCATAACTTCTTTCATATCGTAATGATATGTTCTATCCATTTTTCTAAGAGGGTCGTATACATGCATAGTTGCAGAATAAGAACCTGCAACTGTTCCTCTTAAAGTGTCAAATAGTTGAGGTCTAGAATATGAAAGTATTGTAGAATTCAATCCCACACCTGGCACGTTTACAGGTGCATTGAGTGAATCTATTTGAGAAGTCTTAGGTCTATATTCAAATTGTTGTCCGTGTTCTCTCCCACACATTTCATCCATGGACATAAACCTAAAACCACCGTTTAGTGTTTGGAATAAAAAGAATCCTTGTTTCCAACTACCACTATTATCTTTCTCTGCGTTCTGAATAGTGTAGTCTAAAAATTTATTAACTGACCAATTAGGACAAATGAATTGAACGTTACTTGGGTCTGATTCTTCCCAAAAATCAATTTCAGTTCCTTTCATGTTACCGTAATCTTGCATTACACCCAAACAAATCTCTGACCATGAACCTGTCCACGTCCCACTTATTCTTTGTTTCTGTAAATAGAATAGACGAGGTTCACATAATTGTAAGACGTATGATTGTGTCTTGTCATCAACTCTCAGATTGTTTTGTACTTTATAAACTCTAAAAACTTTATCAATAGAATTTGAAAGTTCAGATTCTGACCCATCATTTTCTTTACCACGTAATGCAATACGAACATACTCTTGTCCGACTAGTTTGAAATTCTTTAAAATGTTGAGGGAGTCAACTATTGAAATGTCTGCACTAACAAACTTAGAGTAGATACTTTCATACATGCGAAAGTTAACAACAATATCTTCAATTGCAAGTGTGTCACCATCTGCATTAACTAATGTCATTGACTCTAGTGCAAACTCACCAGGCCTGTAATTTCTTTGTTCCATTAACTACTCATTACACGTTCAAATTCACGAACAACTCTAGACATTATCTGAGGTTTAATGAATTTAATCAAACGTTTTTGTTCATTCTCTTCGTCTTCCATCTGCCAGTTACTTACTTCTGTATAACCTGTTGCAGAAAAATTTTGTCTTTTACCTTCTGAATCTTGGTAGTATGCGACACCATCTATCATGTCAATAACAGAATTTATTTCAAGGGTCTTTCCACTTACTTCACCAGTTAGTGTTTCTCCAACTATCCAATTACCTTTTGTTACTGCAATCCTCTTATATGTAGGTTCCACTTGTAAGACTCTTCCGTTACCACTATGTGACCTAACCTTTTCTCCTATTAAAAACTTCCTGTCTTGTTGAATGATATCTGAAACATTTTGCACTACGATATAATTGCCTGGATATTTTTCCTCCATATAAGTTTCCATGGTGCGTTGATCTTTATACCAATCAAGATAATTTTCCATGTCATTGACTAAGAAGAATGTCCAATGTAATTTACTAGAACCGTATAATCTATGTGCAACAATATCAGGTCTCTCACCTTCTTTTATCTCGTAAAACTCATAATCAATTAATGAGTTAACTGCATCCTGTTCAATCTTTGCCTTTCTGAAAAAGTCACGTACAGTTACCCACTTACCATTTTGGAGTTTGTAATTTATCTTTGGAAAATTTTTAAAATATTTTTGTGCCATTATCCACCTCTCATATTATCTTCTAATGCACTTGCGCTTTGTTCTCCACCAGCACCAAGTGCAGTTGCAGTCGGACTGATTGCAAGATAATTATTTTGTGATAGAATTTTGATTTCTAAAAACTCTAGTGTCATTGTTGTTTTCATAGGTTGTCCATCTGCATGAACAGAGAATTTTTGTCCACCTGTATGATCAACATCACACTTGGTACACACCATAGGTAAGAACCCATCTAATTTGGATGCAATAGGCCCTACGTAAGTTACATCGAATATGTTTGGATAGTTAAAGAAGTTTTCTGTTTCTGAACCACCTACTGATGCGAATGTATCAGGTAACATTGATGACCTAAACCCAAAAATTATATTATTGACCATGGTTGCTTCTTCTTGACTTCTTGGATAGAAGTCATAACTAAAGTTCCATGATCTAAATGCAACCCCATCCAACATTTGTTCTTGCATAGGATTGATTGCACGACCTGCCATGAAGTTTGAAACGTCACCTGTTAATTTGTTCCAAGTGTTTTGTCCTGCAGCTTTGATTGCGTTAAGTGCTTCTTCTCCTGCAGTCTTTAAGAAATCACCCTCAACATCGTTAGATGCAGCATTTATTGATCTCATCAAACCTTGTTTTGCAGGGCCAAAGTCTTTAGCCGCATAAGTTACGTTTGCTTGAGAGATAACTGAGTCAGGTACGTATAGGTGTGCAGAGAATCCATCGAATGGTGTTGATTGACCTGACATTAGATTTCCTGGCTGGTGTTTACGTGGTCTTGTTTCAAAATGAATATAATTGTTAAACAATTCATGTTGAGGATAAACTGTGTCTAGGTATCTTACATTAGTACTACTTTCATACCATGAACCCACTTCGACTGCTGAACTGACCTGTGCTTCAAGTGCATCTCTTCTTTCTTTAAGTTTCTCTCTCGCTTCAGTTGCTTGCTCACCTAATTCATCAATGAGGTTATCATAGTTTAATCTTTCGATTTTACTTTGAATACCTTTAATTGAATTAATGGTTTTGTTTGCTTTACCTACTAAGTCGAGTAACTTATCTACGAAATTTGACATTTAAATACCTTATAAATAAACTAAAAGAGTTTTACAGTTATTTATGTCATACAGTGGAAAGTTCAAACCGAAGAACTATAAAAAATACAAAGGTGACCCTACTAAAATCTTCTATCGTTCTCTATGGGAACGTAAATTTATGGTGTATTGCGATAATAACGATGCAATTATAGAATGGGGTAGTGAAGAAATTGTAATTCCATACAAATCACCTATCGATAAGAAACCACATAGATACTTCCCTGACTTCTATATAAAATACGTGAATAGTAAGGGTCAGTCTGTTCGTGAAATTATAGAAGTTAAACCAAAGGCACAGACACTACCACCCAAAGAACAGAAACGTAAGACACAGAAATTTTTACGTGAGATAGCAACCTACGCAACCAATCAGGCAAAATGGAAAGCCGCAGAAGAGTATTGTGCAGATCGAAGAATGCACTTTCGTATATTAACAGAAGATCATCTTCTACCCAAGAAAAAGAAATGAAAGCAGTTGTATTTGATTTAGATGGAGTGTTAATAGATTCTCTTCCTAATATGAAAATGGCATGGGGGATAGTGCAACTCCATCATAAGATTGACATACCATTTTCTGAATATGAGAAACAGATTGGTAAACCCTTCTTTGATATTCTAACTGCAATCGGTATCACTGAAAATCATAGAGAAATAAAGAACACTTATAATGAGGCATCTCACATGACACTAGATGAGATAAAGATTTATCCTCATGCGATATCAACATTAAAAGAATTGAGAGATAGGAACTACAAGATTGCGATATGTACATCTAAAGACTATGACAGAGTGTTACATGTATTTGCATCTTTAATATTAGATGGTGAGAAATTTCCTAGATTTGATTTCATCTGCGCTCCTAAAGAGGAAATTAGAGGTAAACCAGCTCCTGATCAATTACTATATACCTTAGCACACTTAAACGTTGACCCTAAAGATGCATACTTCGTTGGAGATATGCAATCTGATAAAGAGTGTGCAGAACGTGCTAATGTAAAATTTATACATGCAAAATATGGATTCGGTGATTTAAAATGCGAACACTATCTAGACCAACTGTCGGACTTAACCAAGTTATTGGATTAATTCCTGCACGTTGGAACTCATCTCGTTTTGAGGGTAAACCCCTTGCAGAAATATGTGGTATACCTATGATTCATAGAGTATATAATCAATGTCTTCAATGTGAATCGTTAGATAGAATAGTAGTCTTGACTGACGATGAACGAATCAATCAGTATTGTGCATCCAATGAAATTCCATGTGTTGTAATTGATGAACCATGCGAGACAGGAACAGACCGTTGTGCGAAAGCGATTGAACTCTTAGATGGAGATTACTTTGTAAATATCCAAGGTGACGAACCCCTAATCGACCCTTACACTATTGACACTTTGGTTAGAACATTTTTAGAAAATCCTGATCACTGGATGGCAGGAAATGCGTATGTAAAAATGCATGACGATTTAAAACTGCATGATAAGAATGTAGTTAAAGTTGTGTTCGATGTAACAGACAGTGCGTTGTTTTTTTCACGTTTACCTATCCCATATCCTAAAGGTGATATGGAACAATACTATCAACAGTTGGGTTTATACGTTTTTACACGTGAAAGTTTAGAACGATTCTCAGACTTAGAACGTCTTCCATTAGAAAGATCGGAAGAAATTGAAATGTTGCGTTTTTTAGAACATGACTATAAGGTGAGAATGGTAGAAGTAACAGATGTGGGACTGTCCGTAGACACCCCTCACGATTTAAAGGAAGTAGAGAGATACATTAATGATATACAATATAACTAACCCTAATTATACAATTGATGAAGAGAATCTTGCAAGATTAAAAGAAGACTTTGAAAGAGTAAGTGAATATTCTAAACCAAAACTTGTAAGATTGAATGATGCATTTCATCATTACAATCTAGTAGATGCTGATCATCCAACATTACACTTTGCAAAAGGTCTATTAGAACATGGACACAGAGAACCCATACAAAAAGAAACGTTCATGGAAAAAATGAATGATCAAAAAGACAATGTGTTATTTCATGCAGTTAAGTGTATGTTTTTAATACATGAAGAATTAATGAGAGGATTCTACTCACTTCCACAAGCTTATATAAATCATGACACTGGTAAATGGGTTGTACATCCAGGCTCGTTTCGTGTCAAAACACTTGTTCATACAGGTAAATGGGAACAGAATTTTATTGTATGGGATGATAAAGATATTCTAGAAGAAGACCCCATTGATTTTGACACTTGGTGTGGACACTTCTTACATAATGCAGAGTTTGAAAGAGACCTTCATGTTGCAGTAGAACCTCAAAATCATAGAGGTAAAAAAAGTCCTATTATAGAATTTCATGTTGGTGAAGATAGAGAAATGATGTACGCTCTTGCTCACAAAGTACACAATCGATTTAAAGTGAAACCTTATCTAAAAGGAGAGTGTCATCCTGACTTAGAAATATATTTTAGTGATGACCCCACTTCGAAGATACACGTTACGACTGCAGAGGGGTATGTTCTACAGGAACATGACCTAGTACACTTCCTAAATTTACATCCAACTATTAGAGATTTTAACACTGATAGAGTATTCATTTCATCGAATTAATATAAATAATAGACGATGGCAGGTCTATTTGAACAATTTGATGAACTTTTACCAGCAGAGATAGAAGAAAAATCTGCAGAAAGTATCGATTGGTTCAGAAAGAATCTCAGAACAATAAGATTAAGAGTTGATGAAGTGTCACGTTCACAAGGTGTCACTGTTCAACCGTCTGAGATGAAGACAGGAGAGATGTTCTTATACTTGTATGATGCAAAACATAAAGAAACACTTCCATGGTACGACAAGTTTCCGTGCATGATTCTCTTAGAGAAGAATGCAAAGGGTTTTATGGGACTTAATCTACACTACATTGCACCTAGATTTCGTGCAAAGTTGTTAGATGAATTATACAAGATTAGTACAGACGAAGAACTAGAAGAACGAACTAGATTCAGAATAACATACGAACTATTGAAGAAGATTACAGATTTAAAGTATGGTATTCCTTGTGTTAAGAAATATTTGTGGGGTCACGTAAACAGTCGTATTCAAAGAGTAGACCCTGAACATTGGGACGTAGTGAGTATGTTACCACTACAAAGATTTAACGAAAATGCAAACACAGTGTATGCAAACAGTAAGAGGTATTTTAACTAATGGGATTATTCGACTTTAAAGACAATGCACTTGATCTAGATCAATTCAAATATCATTTCGATAATGGTGCAAGACCCAATAGATTTGAGGTTGACTTTCATGCACAAAAATTAGGATTAAGTTGGGAAGGTCTAAGAGTAGAATCATGTTCGTTGCCAGGCAGATCATTAGAAGCATCAGACTTCTCTGAGTACGGACAAATAAGAAAGATGCCATTTAATGTAAGTGATGGTGGAACCGTAGACTTTACATTCTTATGCGACTCATCTTTTGCAGATAGATTCTTACTAGAGGCATGGCAAAGTGCAATCTACAGTGGTAAAACAGGAAACTTAACTGAAGATGGAAGTGAAGCAGGAGAAAGTGGTGAAGATCAAGGCCCAACATTTGGGACTCAAGGAACAGCCGCAATCCCATACTTCTCTTACTATAATGATTACGTAGGAGAAGTCGATATCGTACAATTAAGATTTAATGGAGAGTCAGCATTAAGATATAGACTCTTTGAAGCATACCCTATCGCATACGCACCCATGGAATTGAGTGCTCAAACTAGAGATGATGTTATGCGATTTACCGTCACAATGGCATATAGATTCTTCTCAACAGAATACGTTGCAGATAGAACTGCTGGCGGACTACTAAATAAAGGTAGAAAGATTTTAGACATCATACTTGATGGTGCAAAACTAGGTAGTAGATTTAACTCTAATGCAGGTAAATTCTACGAAAGACTATCAAATCTTGATGAAAAATTAAGTAGGTTAGATAATCTATCACGTGGTGGATTATAATTACTTTTAATAATGAGGAAATAATATTATGGCATTACCAATTCAGAATACGCCTAAACATATCTGCGTATTACCACACTCAGGAGAGGAAGTAGAATACAGACCTTTCTTGGTGAAGGAACAAAAGATACTTGTTTTAGCGAGAGAAAGTGAAAATAATGCAGAGATTTTCGGTGCAGTTAAAGAATTAATCGGAAACTGTACATTTGGAAAATTAAACGTTGATAAACTTGCATCTATCGACTTAGAATTTTTATTCTTGGCAATACGTGCAAAGTCAGTTGGTGAAACTGCAGACGTGACAATTAGTTGTCAAGAAGAAGAGTGTGCAGGTTCAGGACAAGCAACAGTAGGACTAAACGATGTAGAAGTCGTTGGGTCAGTACCTGAAGATAATAAAATCATGTTAAATGATACTACAGGTGTGACACTTAAAATGCCTACGGTTGCAGATATGAATAAGTATTCAGAAGTCCAAGACCAAGCTGACCAAGGACTTGCAATTTTAAAAACATGTCTTGACACAATTTTTGACCAAGAAAATGTTTATGAAGTTGCAGACACTGACCCTGAAGAGTTAGATGAGTTTATCGAAAGTTTAACACTGGGTCAAGTCGAAACAATCGGAAGATGGTTTGAAGACTTACCTAGATTACAGAAAGATGTACACTACCAGTGTGGTTTGTGTAATAAAGAACAGAGTAGGACACTCGTAGGACTACAAAGTTTTTTTTAATAGCTCTTTCTCATGAAACTTTGGTCAATTATTATGAGACCAATTTTCAGATGATGCAACATCATAAGTACAGTCTTACAGAGTTGGACAATATGATGCCATGGGAAAGAGAGGTCTACATTAGACTCTTGATGAACTATCTTGAAGAAGAGAAGTTGAGACAAGAGAATTCTCGTAGAAGGTAAATTTTTATTATGTGTACGTGAGAAGTTTAATTAAAATTGAGGACACATAATGGCAAAAGAAACAATAGAAGTTGGACGAAATGAAGTCGACATTGATCTAGACAAGTACACTAATCTAGTGTTAAAACTGGATGAGGCACAAGACAAGATCAAAGAGATGGAAAGAATGTCCAAAGAACTAAAGATCGCAGCCGCTGGTGCGAAACCACAAGAAAAGTTTACTTTTAGTGCATTGTTTATGGATGATAACACTATCAATGAAAAATCAATCATTGGTTTTGCATCTTTCTTAATGATGCTTGCATTTGGTATCGTAGACCTAGTGACTGGATTTTGGGGTCAGGACATTACTATATCTGACACTATCTACACTTCATTTGTAGTAGTAACCCTAGGTTCATTTGGTATTGCAGAAGCTGGTAAAGCATTCGGAAAACAGTAGGAACAAATAAATGGCAGACGACAAACGACTAGAAGATTTAGTAATAGACCCTATTAAATCCTTAAAAAGAGTAGTTGGGGATTTTGCAGGCACTTTCAAAAGTGCAACTGACCCAGTCGTCATGGCACAAAAAAGATTAACTGGATTTCAAGATCAACTTGCAAGTCTAAGTAATCAATACAAGTCACAACAAGCAGAGAATGCACAAGCGCATCAAGAGATGTTAGCAAGTATGAATCTCTCTACCCAAGAACGTGCAGATGTAGAACGGAAGTATCAAGAATCAGTTCAAGAAGCAAGAGAATTGCAAGATAAGAATGTAAAATATTTGGAAGACATTATTAAGTCTGAAGAAGAGATTGTTAATAACTTTAAAGAACTTGCAACAGAATCAGGTGGTCTTAGTCGTTTATCTGCAGGTGCAAATAAACTTAATGATGGTATCAAAGGATTATCTTTTGGTTTAGTCGACCTTGGTTCTAATACAGGTAAACTCACTGGATTCTTCCAAGGTTTACAAGATGCAGCTTCAGGTTTAACTACAATCGTTTTTGGTGCAGTTGAAGCATTAACTGCACTAGTCGGTCTTGGAATATTAAAAGAAGACACTGTTGATAAAATCAAAGATGGTATCTCAGGATTCTTCAGTAACTTTAGTAATATGGGAGAAGGATTCCGTGAAAAAGGACAGGGATTCTTAGATGGTCTTTTCGGTAAAAAGAAAATTGATAAAGGTGGAAGAGTTAGAGATAAAAAAGGTTTTGCAAAAGGTGACAAAGAAGGTGTTGGTGCAGGTGCAAGTGTATTTACTGCGTTAACAAATCCAATGGAAGGGTTTAAGAAATCCTTCTTGGGTATATTTGGTAAAAAAGGTATCTTTTCAAAAATATTTACAACACTTAAAGCTGCTGGTGCCGCATTCCTAGTCGGTGCAAAACGTTTACTTATGGCTGCACTTACATTCGCAGCTTCGACACTCATTACACTTGGTGGTATGTTACTCGCTGCTACACCATTCATCCTAATCGGTATCGCAGCCGCAGCTCTTGTTGTACTCGCATATCAAGTATTAAAGAAATTTGATGAACAGTTCCCTTGGTTCTTTGATACACTTGCATGGTTCTTTGGTAAGATATACGAGTTCGGTAAAGTTATTGTAGGTAGTATATGGGGAGGACTTGAGTCAACCTTTAACTTTATTACTTCACTCTTTGAGTTTGATGAGGATACTAATTTATTCAAACGATTGATAGACATTGTAATGTTACCTCTCAACATGGCGATTAATTTCATATTAGGAATCTTTGGATGGGATGACCCTGATGAACCATTTACATTTACTGGGTTTCTATGGAAAATAGTAACAGGTGCATGGGATTGGATTAAGAGTATCTTTGGATTTGCAAAAGAAGGAATGGAAGAGAGTGGTGGTCTCATGTCATGGTTAGGTGGTATCGCTGGACGTGTATGGGATTGGGTTAAGAGTAAGTTTGGATTCGCAAGAGAAAAGATGATTGAGAATTCAGAAGGATTTATGTCATGGTTAAGTGGTATTGGTTCACGTGCATGGGATTGGATTAAGAGTAAGTTCGGTTTTGATAAAGAGAAGATGCAGGCAAATGCCGAGAAAATGAATGAAATGGTTCAGGCTGCATGGAACAAAGTTCAAGAGTGGTGGGGAAGTATGACCGACAAACTCAAAAATGCATGGAGTGACACTAAAGAATGGTTCGGTGACAAGTGGGATGCTGCAAAAGAATGGGGTTCAGACTTATTAGATGGAAAAGAAAAAGGTGGCCCAGTATCTGCAAACACACCTTACATGGTTGGTGAAGCAGGCCCTGAAGTGTTTCAACCGTCTACAGGTGGACGAATTATTCCAAACGATTCATTAGGATTTACATCTGCATCGAATGTTGCATCAGCATTAGCAGATATGATAAGTGTGAGAGATTCTAATGCAAGTGGTGGTGGGACTAATGCAGTTTCCCAAGTGTTGAGTATGGATAATACAAGTAATCAATCTTATAATTTTACATCAGGAAATAAGACTACAAGTAATGACGATGCTATACTACAAAAAACTGCAATGATTCAGTATAGTTAATTACCATCCCAATTCAAATCAGTTAATTCACGTTGTTTATCTTTAAAGTCCTTGCGACTATATTTGGACTTGTCTCTGTGAACTTGAGTTTTACCATGCTCAGGGGTTTCCTTTCTAACTTTAACATCAACCTTTTTGCCAAAGATTTTATCAAAGTTATCCCTATAAGCTTCTTCGTTTGAATTCCGTCTCTTAGAACCTTTACCGCCGTGCCAGTTAGACATGATTAAATCCTTCTGTAACCTTTCTGTTCTGCTCTCTTAGCGTCTAGTTTCTTTCTACGTTTGATTTGTTGATTTCTTTCGTTACGTTTTTCGTTAGGTTTAATATAATATTCCCTAGAACGAACTTCCTGTACTATTCCTGCACGATCACAGGCTTTCTTGAATCTACGTAACATCCTGTCGAAGGGCTCAACATTTTTTGATTTCGGATGTTTTTTTGGACTTACACTTGGCATAGTTATATTATATAAAAAAAGTTCCTACTTTGTCTAGGTGGTTTTTAAAAAAAGTGTGTATTCGCCCCTCGCCTTACAGCAACCCGCTATACACCGATGAATCCGCTGTTACACCATTCACCTTTCCCTTACTGAGTACCCCCATTTTTATCCACGGTCTCAGTGAGTATGGAAGACTATCACGGACACTCATAATATTATCTTCCATCCCCTAAGTCAAGACTTACGATTCAGTCGCAAGTCTCTTGAAGTAATCCATCGCATCATCACCTTCTTCGACACTATTACTTGAAGTTGAATCTGCTGATGAGATTACAGGTTCATCTGCAGTACCTTCTGTGTTAACATTAGACCAAGGCACTTCGTCAAGGTCTTCTGCAACTGATTCTGCAGTTGATGTTGTGGTTACTCCACCTGAGAGACCTAACACTCTGTCAAGTTTCTCTTTGAGTTCTTCATAAGATTTGAACTCGTTAGGTGCAATAATCTCAGACAATGAATTAACTGAAGTATATATGTCGTTCAGTTGATTTTCATCATCAAAAAGTGGTGCAGGTGTCTCGAACTCTGACTTATCATAGTTCCAGTAACCATCTACTTTTCTGATTTTGATTTTGAAGTTTGCACCTTCTCCTCTCAAGTCAAAAGGATTGATTGCAGCCTCGTCCTCAAATGCAGGACTGATTGCCTCTTTCAACTGTTCAAAGATTTTTTTCCCATAACGATAAAGGAAGACTTTACCTTCGTTGTCAGGATTTTTAGGGTCTGAAACAACATAGATGTTAGACACATAGTGTAAACGTCTTTTCTGTTTACGTGCCTGTTCTTTGTTTGCTTCGATTCCAGTGTTCCACAACTGAGTGTTGTATTCACTGACAGGGTCTTGTTTACCAAGAGTCGTTAAAGACTTCTCGATATACCATCCACCTGGCCCTTGAAATCCGTGATCCCAGTATGAGACCCAAGGCATTTCTTCTCCTTCAGGGGTAGGTAAGAAACGAATGATTGCGAAACCATTACCTGATTTATCAAGTTCAGGTTTCCAAAATCTATCGTCGGAATAGGACTTTTTTTCTCCTCCTGTTTGGGGAGTAGCGGATTCCATAGCCGCTCTGAGTTTTTCTAAAGATGACATTGTATTCTCCTATTGTATTAGCATTGTATTGCATCTTATCTATTATATTAAGACTAAAGATCAAACCCTTGACCTAAAGTCCACGTATCACTACTTTCATAGTAATTAAGTTTATTATACTCTACCAGTTCTAACTTGTCTAGGGAGTTTTTGAAATAAACCTTAGATTCGTTATACTCCTTTAAGAGTGCAATAAACTGAGAACGTTGTGCATCAAACACTCTATCCTCTAGTGTATATTTAGTCTGATAAAATTCCTGACCTTCATATACATTCGACACATCACCATATTGTAATGCATCAAAACCTAACAGTGTAATCTCTTCTCTTCCCTGTTCCATTGCATATCCTAATGCACTCATTCCAGTAAAAAGGTTCTTGAGATTTAAAAAATTATATATAACTATGTTATCCTGATAACTGCTGCTATAGCCCAATAAATCAGTTTCGTATTCATTCCCCATAACCACAAATCTGTCGTGTTCGATTTCGTCGACGTGGTCGTTTATTTTCTGTTGTCCTACACCCAGTCCTAACTTCAATCCATGGAAGTATTCAATCTCTAATGGTTCCCATCCTCCGACTGCGACTTTGTGTTCTTTATAGTATTGTTTATTAAATATGTCTACCTGTTGAGGAATGTCCATACAGAACAATATATCAGGTATCGAATCTTTAAAGATTTGATTACAACCCCACCATTCTTCCAGTGAGTCTAAATCATATTTTAATCTACTAGGGCCATTACCAACTATTGTGAGCATAATTCAATTAGTTTCCTCTTGTACTTATCGTGATCGAATTGTACAAATGATCTATACTTATTAATCTTAATTGATATTTCAGGATAGACAACGGTCTCTGATATAAGTCTGTCCCAGTCTTTTGTGAATTCAATAATCTCATCCATAATACAAAGTGTCTCTAAACTTATTTCCTTTCGCATGTATGCTTTAAGTAAACGAGGATGTTGACCGTTTGTAACTTTCAGTAGTGTATCTATTTTAAACTTTCTCAATTGATCTGACACTTCAGTTTCAAATAGGTAGAAGAGTTTTTGATTTCTTTTCTTCCAGTCCTTATACACTCTATCTGCATCTTCATTTAGAAGATCACCTGCCCATTGATCTTTAATGGACAAGTTTGCAATATAAAAATCTTGCAGTTCGTTCTTATACGTTTTAAACAATTTACCAAAGTGGTATTTGTCTTTACGTTTGAGAAAGGATTTGATGTCTGCTTTTACTTTACCGTTGTACTTAATAAAGTTATAATCCTTGGAAGTGAAGTGTAACTTAATCCCAAGGTATAACGTATATGCATCATATCCTTCTCGACTCGTCATTACGTAACGATCTTAGAATCTGCCTTGACGATTGAACTAGTTGCAGTTGCATGTGCATCTGTCACTTTATCATTTGATTTTGCAATAAACACATACGACCCAAAAGTCATACTGTCAGGATTCTCTTCTCCTGTTACTGCAACACCACGTGCAAATCCCATACCACCATCTGCAGCCTGAACTACCATTCGTGGTTTATTAAGTGTCAGGGGTTCAAGTGTCTCAAGTACACCTACGTACTCTCCACTTGTTGCGACGACACTTACTACATCACCTTTTTCCATAATATACTCCTAATTATTAAAGAATGAAGTAATGGTTCCTGTTGAACCTTTACCTCTGTTAATTAATTTTAAACCTTGTGCTTCTGCTTCCAACTTCTCTTTGAGGGGGTCAGATAGTAATCTCTTAGTACCCTCAGGTTCGATGTTATTCATTTCACATACTTTAACGATTGCATCCATAACACCTGCTTTACCACCTCTAATAAGTTTTTCCACTTGTTCAGTAAATTCCTTTTTACTTATCATATCAAAGGAGCTCCTTCAACTTCACCATAATCAAAGTTCTCTATCCAATCTTGCATTACTCTATAATATGCATAGTATGTTGGACTATGTCCATTCATATCCATACCTTGTCCATCTTCTGAATAAGGTGTTTCTAAGTAATCAATAAGTGCTTGACATTCGTCTAAGTGGACTTCAGTGAGTTCGTCTTCACTTCCTATTTCAAGATACTCTAACATATTGTCATATGCACTATCGTATGCTTGTTGGTGAATCCAATCATCACCCTTGTTAATAATTTTACTCCAGTTCCAATCTTGTTTTAGAGTAAACTTTTCTTCATCATAAAAATTTGCCATATTAAAACCTCAAGTTATATCTGTTATCAGGGTCGACAGGGTCTACTTGTAATGGTAAACCAAAGAAGTGTTCTGCATCCCACGAATCATAGTTGTTATCCCAAAACCAGTCGTGTCCTTCTTCACTGACACCTTCTAGAATTGCATCTTCATCTGCTTCACTTCCTTCTGCAAGGTGAACATAAACATCACGTCCACACTCATCAAATGATTCTACGAATTCGTTTTCAGAAAACTCATCAGGTTCCATATCACCTTCTGCATCATCTGACATATATTCTTCTAACAGTTCTTTATCATCTTCGTCTAATACCTTAATGATATAAGCACCACTTCTCCAAAGACATTCAATGACAACTCTATCTTCACTATCGTTATCTTTGAACACTTCACGTTCTACATACGACTTTTTAAATTTCGGATAAATCGTATATTCTTTTCCGACTTCAATTTCCATACTATACTCCGTATAAATT